TATTGGTTAGCCCGAACTTGTACCACTGCTCTGTACCAGTGAACTGGCCAAGGTCAGACAGTTTCAAATCCATTAGTTTTGGCATCTTGTTTGTACCTCCTTCTCTTTGCCATAGAGATTGTCAGTTCGTTGTGAACCTCGAAGTCTGGTTCGTTCTCACTCATAGCTCCTGCTTTCTGTCCGGCAACCGGACGTTATACCAATATGGATGCAGCACTGTCAACTTGGATTCATTCGTCATTGTCAGCATGGTATAATGACTCTTCACCCGCCATGCTCTCACCAATGCCGCCCTCCTGCAAACATTGCTTCAATAAATCAAAAGCAGAGTCATACTCAACCGTGACTTTGTGCAACGTGCCAAAGCTCGCATGAGGTTGACCCACCATTGCATTCTTCGCCGCCTTGCGCGTGCGCTCACGAATCGAATAGGCGGGTGAGTCATCCAATCGCTCGGCAACCCAATAAGTTAGTTTCATAAATCACCGCGTGCTTTCTCTGTCAATTTGGATTCTTTAAACTTGTACCCATCGGCATTAGGGTACAGTTTGTCGTACTCCTCGGTGGACAGCGCAACCTCACGAACACGCGATACTTTGGTATAGATACCTCGAAACATATCGCGCAAACGTGCATCGCCTGAGAATTCAGGTTGGTTGGCATCAAGCGCACGGGTAATGAGTGCTTCGATCTCACCCGCCACTAACAGCTCACTGCATATCTCGCAAGCGGCCATATAACCAGCATTCATTTGAATATGCAATGCTGGCACATCGATCTCCGGTTGTTTGAACATCCAGACCGGATTCGGTCGCGTGCAAAAATCACAAACCAAGCTCTTCATAGTTCACCTCTTAGGAATTTGCTGGCCTAACACGTATTCCACGCAATAGGCCATATACATTGGATCATTTTCTTGACCCAAGGTTTCATTGATTCGTGCAATCACTGGCCGAATGATCTCTTCGGCAACAATGTCCGCATAGCTACGGTGTTGATTGCTCGGGTCGCCTGTCATCCTGTAACGCTTGTACAGGTTGACCGCCTTGGCAATCTCCGCTGGCAATAGAAAATCCGGCAACGTGATGTAACGGCGCTCAGTTGTGTTATCAGTGTTCATTGTGATCTCCCTTCAGATCATCTCCGAATCGCCGTTCTGCAATTAGTTTCGGCGTCACTGTGACCTCCTTCCGAGTTTGTTGTGAGTGTCTTTGACAAGTCCGGCCTCAACGTCCAAGCCATGCCATTATCTACCAGCTCTTGAAATAGGGCAATGGTTTGTGCCTCATCCAATTGCCCATCTTCCCAAGCCATTAACTGCCCTACCATGTCGCATCATTGATCTCCCTTTTGGTCGAATATGGCGAGCTGTTCTACCTTAATTGTCCTGCCAGTCGAGGACCTGACCACATCGGACACAGATGTAATAGCAGTTTCCACGGTCCGCCTGATTTGCTAGTGTCGCCATATTTCCGCTCTGCCACGTTTTCTGCCGGATAGCAGTCTTTACAGAAGTCGAGTGGATCGTTGCTGGAATCGTAGATGCGCGGCATTAGATTCTCTCCTCCATGGCTTGCACGGCTACCAGCATATTCTTGACCATCTTATCCACGGCATAGAACAGCTCACCATAAGACAGGCCGGACTCCTTAAAATCTTCGCCGCTAGAATGCACGGTCAGGTTGTATTTGTTGACTATATTGTTATCCGACGCTTCGACTTCGAATTGCAGTTTGTAGGGTTGGCGCGTGATCATTGGATAAGACCTCCGATGATGCTGCACACTTCAGCAGCGGCTAACAGTGTGACGCCGATAACCGCGATTGCCCAAGCCGTGTAACGCATGGCCGTCTTGAGCGATTGCCAGATGCTAGGCATGACTGGCACAATTGACAGGGTAATAAACTCCATCAATGCTTCCATCGTGATCTCCTGATGCTAGATGCATCCACGGCTAGCTACTCATAATAGCTAGCCTAAGTCACACCTTACATTTCCTGATTAAACCCTCTATCCATGAACACATCACCCAATGCATCTAGGATGCGGTCCCGGAGAGAGATTGCTATCACTGCCGCACTACCGTGTTGGCCGTGCAACCATAGGCCGACGCCAAAGAACATAGCGGCCACTAGTAGCCATTTGTGGTTGCTGTGAGCTAATGCGACTGCCTTGTTGCGAAGCTTTACAGCTTGGAGTGTCATAAGCGTTAACCTCAGAGGTGAGTTTGCCTTGCTACACAGACTGATACTCATGGCCCGGAACTGATTCCAATCCCTTGAGTGCTTCCCGTTCGTAATCGGGACAATCACAGTGGCCTTTGCCGTGACAATGCACGCATTGGATGCTGGGATTGTTCGAGGGTTGCAGTTTGCTAGCAACCCAATTAGTTTGCGCGTGATACTGCTTGAATTTGTTCATGTTATCCTCCGTTGATTACTTCCACGCTAGCGCTCAAATTCTGGAAGATCATTCGATTCGAGCACGACTTGGTGATTGTCCACTTTGGTATCCGTAACAGGGGCGATCACTAATTCCTCGTCATAGTTACGGAAACAACAGGCAATGTTGCCTTCTATCTTGCGTATCGCCTGTAAGTGGGCTATCATCTCATCGATGGTTAGCGGTTTGCCCATCCCGTAGTTGGCTTCCCAGCGGTTAGCTAACATGAGACCTCCGCTTGGCTTCCGTTGAATACAGGGCATAGCCGATAGCGACTATGATGCTATCGATCGAAGCCGCTAGGATTAGAGTTAGGACCATCATAGCGTCACTCCCAGCGAGCGGAGAATTGACGCCAGAATGATTAGCAGGGCTATGGCGTAGTAGCTGAACGATTCGGCTTTGAGATTGAGTGTCATTAGCGTTAGCCTCAATTGGATTGTTAAAGCATGGCCATCATAGCACATGGTTGACAGTAGTCAAGCGCTATAGTATATTTTCTTTTCAATAACTTACGATTTCCACAATTGTGCGCTATCGCACGTATTACCTAGCAGAGGGAAAAAAGTTGAGGTTGCGGACCTCGAAGCAAAAAACCTCAAATCGCAAACTCTGAAAACCCTCCGGATGGTATCAATTCGGTATCACTGAGCTGATATCACGTGTAGAATGTTAGTGTTAGGTAGTATGCTGTATTCTATTTAATCGTTTTTGTTGATGCCGATAGGGTCCCCTATTCTTGGGGATGCTAAGGGGATGCCGCCAGGCCCCCTTGCGGCCCGCGAGCCGGTGCAAGTTGCCTGGTGATACCCCGGGAAAGTACGTCCTTGACAAACACGACGCTGGTTAGTATAATGTCTGTATGGTTAATGCAGGTATGGCTCTAGGATCTATCTCTTCCAATATCACGAAACCGGTTTACCGGTATTTCGTATTCGAATACGACCATTCCTATCCCATAAATGAAGAAATCCTGAATCGATTTGGTTCCGGAGGGTGGGAAGCGGTATGTTCTCTCACAAATTTAGGTCGTCCGGCACTACTTTTCAAACGCTTCGAAGGCTGGCACCCGGCCATCCCCTTGCCGCCGTCTTCCCAGGAGCCCTTACCGGCGTCCTCTAACAGACCGGAGCAGATCAGCCAAGCTGAAGAACAGACTGCCGAGCAAGCATTCGGTGAACTCAACCGCATCGTTGAAGAGATCGTCACTCCGAACACTACGGCAACCTGCAACATCTGCAATCAGCCGATGCCGGAAGGCGAAGAGATGTTCAACTATCACGGCTACAGCGGCCCCTGCCCGCCCCCGCCACCGAAGTTCAGTCATTATGACTGTGGTGAATTCATCCATACTGACGAGAATGGATACGTGATTGGACCGGTGATCTAATGACTGAAACAAAGGCACCAGTTCAGTTACACCCAGTTGGTAACTCGTTGCAGTGCGCCACCCAGGGATTCACCACCGAGGACTGCTCGTCCGCTCTCGTTAGTGATGGTTTCTACTGGCGCTGTCCTTATAACCACATTCAAGGCTTTGATCAAGCAGGAAAGCCGATCCGCAAGATTGCCGATCGGCGCCCCTCAGTGCGCAAGGGCCATCTGAATCGAGATGTCCTATGAATTGGCCCGAGGCTGCAGTTTGTATCGCTTGCTTTGTTTTAATGTCAGTCATCGCATGGAAGCTGCTGTGAGCCACGCTTACTACAACGAAAACGATAAGTTTGCCGCAGCTTGGCTGAAAGAATTGATTAAAGCCGGGCATATAGCAGCAGGAGATGTAGATGATCGATCAATTGAGGACGTAACTCCTAATGATCTTAGAACATACACACAGTGTCACTTCTTCGCAGGCATCGGTGGTTGGAGTTATGCCCTCCGACTTGCAGGATGGCCGGACGATAAACGGGTCTGGACCGGATCATGTCCTTGCCAGCCTTTCAGCGCGGCAGGCCAAAGAAAAGGGATTGCTGACGAGCGGCACTTATGGCCGTCCTGGTTTCATCTTATCGAGCAGTGCGGCGCTTCAGTCGTTTTTGGGGAACAAGTTACGGCAAGCCTTAAACACGGCTGGCTCGACCTTGTTCAAGATGACTTGGAAGGAGCAGGTTACACCGTCGCAGCGCACGGTATCGCTGCCTGTAATCTCGGCGCTCCGCATCAACCGAAACGATTGTACTTCGTGGCGGACACCCGATCACACACCTCGTGGAGCACGGTTAGATCAGACCAAGGGACATCAAATCAACTTGCAGGATCAAGCGATCCTGAGTGGTTGGTCAAGCCCACGAGCGAGCAAATGGGGATTTCCCGACTCTCATGGGAGCCACGAAGCTCCGACAGCCGGTTGGCCTGCGGACGGAAGCATCAGAGAGAGAGTGGATCAGCTACCACGTCAAGCGGCACTTTCTGGTCAACCGTTGATTGGATCTATTGCCGGGACGAAAAGTATAGGCCAGTTGAACCCGGCACATTCCCGCTGGCTCATGGGGTTTCCAACAGAATGGGAAAGTTGCGCGGATATGGTAACGCTATCGTCCCACAAGTCGCCCAAGCGTTCATCGAAAGCTACTTAGGGACTTTATGAACATCCCTCAGATCGCCGTACAGACCGCCAAGGACTTCGCCGGTAAGTGGCAATACAAAGGAGTGCTCTTCGTTAACCTCGATGACGCGCACCTAGCGTTTGCTACTGACCTTACCAACATGGTGCTCCAGCAAGTATTTCAACAGATGGCGGCTCAACAAGCAGCGCCAAGGATTGTGAGCACCGAATGCTAGATGATCTCAAAGTAGACCGTATCGCTACGTGGTTGACTGTGGCGCACCAGGCGACGGAGCTTCGAGCGATGCTTGATGATCGCTTGAAGAATGGAGCGGAGTCATTAACCATTTCTAGCATTGTCTCTTATTGCCTGAACAAAGCGCTGGAGGCTGCGATATGAACCAGACACCAACCTCACATCTCGTGGGTGCCACCAAACGATTTCGCAAACGCAACCACGGCAGCAGCACTGCAGGATCGAATCGCGGGCGTTCCGCAAGGTTCGTCACTTACTGTCCGGAATGTCCGAACTCAAACATGGCGAATCCGGAACAGGCCGAACATCTTACAGTATCCGCCTACACAAAGACAGCGACCTGTAGAGCAGGGCATAGGTGGAAGATTCAATGACAACGACTTTTGGGCTCCCGCCAGGAGTTACGACTCACCTGCCGGATGACAGGGATGAAGCAATCGCGGCTCTAATCAATGTTTTGGATCTCTGTATGATCCCGATCGACATCCTGGTCGGCTCAGGGCAGTGCGATCCTCGGGCCGATTATCTGCCAGCGGATCTCAAACGGGCAATTCTCGACGCGCATGAAGCTATCACCCAGGTGATGGCCGAGTAAACCCTCACCATGCGCCACTGGAAATGGAAGCAGGACAAAGTTCTTTCAGTGCTCCAGGACATCGATGCCACCGAGCATAAGATTCTGGATCAGCTTCAACCACGGCTCTCGTTTATCAAGATCAAGTTTTCAGCGGTATGCAGGCATTATGGCTGTAACTGCTGTGGAGGAATTATGGCAGAAGGACCGGTAACACTTACACTAGGACAGACCACGGTAGCGAGCATCGACGGCTACGATCAGAATGGCGCGGCATGGACGGGGCCGATCCCGACTCCGACTTGGAGCATCGACCAGCCGTCGCTCGATACCATCACTCCGGACGCGACTACACCGGCCAACGAGGATGTCCTCTCGGTTGCCGTTGGTGTTGCGAACCTCACTGTGACCGTAACTAACGCCCAGGGAACTGTGCTCACTGATACCGAGGCTGTCACTAACGTTGCGCAGGCTCTGGTTCTATCGAGCATCAAGATCAGCTTTGCCACCCCGACCGGTGTCTAACTATGATCCAGCCTTCGGCTGGTGGCGCAGTTGGATTAGTATTTCACGACGTTTAACGGAAGCCCCACTGCTACCGAAAAAACCCGAAGAACTCGCAAGTTAAAGTAGGATGCGGTGGGGTTAAGATTTGGCGGGGAAGTGAAATGGCATCACGAGACCCTCATAAGGTCTAGATCCGGTTCGAATCCGGCGACCGCCCCCAACATGAGCACCTACGCTGCCCGTAGGGAGGGAGTGGAAGTCTCCCATTTATACCCTATGTAAGAAAGGTTGCCTGCAAAGCAACCTATTGAGCACACAATGTTAGTCCTCATCCTATTCGCGGCAATGCTCCAACCTACCCCCGATTGGACGTGCCGCGCCTTGGATGAGGCGCACATGGTCTGTGAGGCGCCGGACACCTTCGATGTAACCGACGAGGAGATCCGAGCGTGGCGCCTGGAGTATCTGGATAATCACAACAACGACGACTTCTGTGTAGAGTGTGAACCACTAAGACTGATCAAATTATGAAAATCATAGCAACCGTAGTCCTGTTTCTATCGTTGGCTACCGCATCCTTCAGCCAGACCCTGCAAGATGTCGCACGCCTCAATCAATGTGAACTTCAAGCTATCGCCAACGCGCAGCTCGCGGTTGACCAGGCGAACTGGAATCTGGAGCGAGTGAAGGCCACGATCGCCAGCAATCACGGTCACAGCGGCGTCTTGTACAACCCCTCCTATAAGTTCGAGGGTGATTTCATCCTGTTTTACTCTAATACGGTAATTTGGTCCGGCTCTACTATCGTCACGCCAGTTGACCGCAACAGTACCCTCATAGCGGTGCCGCAATGAACGCAACCGACGTAATTGACGCCTGGCGCTGCGACTACTGCAACATCTACGTCTATAACCTCGAAGTGAAGGGTGGGGTTCTCGGCCCGACACACGGCGCCCCGACCCCCAAGTACCTCTCGAAGCTGTATCCCAAGGTCTGCACCCTGTGCTTTGACATGCACAACGTGATTGAAGACAACGACTACTTCATGCGTGAGCAGACGAAGTGGGAAGATGCAGGCCACACACAGCAGCCGATGAATGCAATTGACAGAGGACGTATCTTGTAGTATAATGCCAGCATGTATTATTACATCATGCCGGTTGTTACGTTAGTATGTGTCCTCACTCTCCTCCTTATGCTCGAAGAGTTCACCAAGCGCTGGGTACGGCGCAGGCAGTACAAAAAGTTCTACTGGGAGCTACTCGATATCCAGGACGTGCTCAACGCTGCGCTCGACAGCTCTGAGGCGGATAGGAAGCTCAAGATCAAATATTCCGTGAATGAACTGCGGAAACTAGTCTGAGGTCCTATGCGCTATTGCCTTCTTTTCTTGATGTTCTTGTTTTTGATCTTTCCGGTTAAAGCTAAGTCACAGGTTCCAACCTCGGCCCGAGGGTGGGTCACCTTCGTGATGCCGAGTCCGGAAGGCCCCGGCATCGGTTATAATTTTGGCCTCTTCGGTGGGGATGGATCGACTGAAACCAACGTCTTCAGTTACAGCAAGGGCGCCTTCAGTCTTTCGACGCACTTCCCGCTGGTTGATCCTCATCTTCTGGTTCTCTTCACCGGAACCACTGGCGAGCCCACGATTGTTGCCGCAGATACTTTGGGCTGCTATTACGTCTACTTTGACGTTACCAATGGCCTGCTTACCGTCGAAGAGTTGAATGGAACCATTCTCAAACAGTTTGTGCCGAGTGACAGCACTTACTGGCAAGAATTCTGCTCCCTCGATGGAGGCGGAAACAACTTCTGGAGTGCGGGCGGTCTCAACGTCCTGCATCCTTAAAGTCTGGCGTGGTCGCCCCCGCAGTGAAGGGTAGGAGCGCAGAGCCAGGCCCGTGCAGCCCACGGGCCTCCTTCACCACACATATCCTCTTATGGATGCTGCTGCTCGTTCTACTTGCACCCCAACCACGATTCACTCCTCTCCCTCCCGTAGAAAGACCCCCAATGACCGTAGCAGATTTAGAAAAAGGGCTCGCGTGTATTCTGGCCTGGCGCGAAGAACGTTCCAACAAGATCAATGGCATGCTCGCCGTTCTGTTCGTGGTGCGTAACCGCTCCAAGGCAGGATGGAGCCAGGGTAGTTGGACACAAATCATCGAGTCCCACAACCAGTTCAGCAGCATCTCGGTGGTGGGGAACAGCCAGACCGTCCTATATCCTGATCCCCGCGATCCCGACTTCATCTCAGTGATGCAGTTAGTCGATTCCGTGTACGACGGCACCCGCGCCGACAACCTCACGGATGGCGCCCTCTACTACGCCGACATCGGCAGGGGCATCACTCTAGGCGGATGGTTCGAGAAGAACATCATCAATGACCCCACCAATCACCCCCGCACCGCCCAAGTCGGCACCACAACCTTCTTCAAATAGTGATTTATAGGTCACTTATTACCGATTAACAGCATAAATGTGACATATAAAGTCGCATTGTGCCGGTTATTGGCATGTAGCTCAACGGCAGAGCTGTTGACTGTTACTCAACCGGTTGGAGGTTCGAATCCTCCCGTGCCAGCCACCTTGTTATGAAAACACCAATCACCATCTTTCGAACACATAGCAATCGAAAACTTACAAGGGTATGAAACTCACTGTCAGTGAATGACCCCGAGCAACTAACTCCGTATCAAAGGAAAACATAATGGCAAATGCAAATACGTTCGCTGGCTTTCAGAACCTGACAGCCGTAACCTGGACCAATGGCTCCACCGAAACTGGGTACGTAATCCCTGCGGCTGGTGTCTATCCGTCCCTCCCTTCTCCCACTCAGGTGGCCGGTAACTGGCTGTGCATCCCTGCTCTCGCTGGCGATGTCACAGGTGGTGTGCTTGACTACGCACGCCCGTTCCGTGTGCGCGTGAACATGGAGATCAACTCGGCGCAGTCCGAGAACATTACGATCGCGATCTACCAGGCGACCGCTGCCAAGTTCGCCGCTGGCATCACCGCTACTGGCAATGGCACAAAGATCGCCACCACTGGCGCGTTGGCGACTGGCGCTGCACTCAAAGGCAAGGTGTTCCTCGATGCCGTTTGCATCTGGGATAGCCAGTCAAAGTCTTTGAACGGCTATTACTCTGGTTACAACGCTCTCGGCACCCCCGCCGTGATCGCTGCTACCACCTTCAGTGCTGCGGTTGCGTCCCTGAACGAGAGCGATTTGAACTTCTTCTTCACGGTCCTGACGGCCACCGGCACGTCTGATGTCATCGGCCCGATCGATTTCACCATCGACCGTTACTAAACAAGATGTCCTGGGCATGACTAGAAACTGCCCAAATTCTAAGCCAGCGTAGCTCAAGCGGAAGAGCAACCGCACTGTAAGCGGAAGCGTGGGGTTTCGACTATCTCCGCTGGCTCCAATGGGCCTGTAGTGCTAGTGCGAACACGCCCCGCTTGCACCGGGGAATCAGAGGTTGAACTCCTCTCAGGTCCACCAAATTATGGCAGCTAAAGACGTACTCGCGGGTCAAGCAAGAGGGCAGGGAACCAAGGTCGCGGAGTATTCCGAGGCTGGGCCTTTCCATTGTAAAGACTGCACGTATCTGAAGACGCCAGGCCCCGATGCGGCCCACGGCCTCTGCAACCAGAAAGTCATGCTGAAAGATCCTCAGGTCAAGACGGATGCGAAAAGTAAGTTAAAAATCGTCAACATCGAGCATGGCTGCTGCCGGTTCGTGAAGGTAAAAAATGGCTAACGTATTCAGCTCCAACCCTGTGTATATCGACACTGATACGACAGTGGGAGGCAACACCAACTGGAAGGGATCGAGCGGAGGGTCCAAGTACACCGGGGGTATCGGCATCCGTCCGATTCAAATCATCCTCACGCCCCTCGGCGCGACCACGGCCACTGAGATCGTTATCAATGAGGTCAAGTCTGTTGGTGGTGCCACAGGTGCTGTGCTCTTCGCCGTTCAATTTCCTACTGCTACCGCTACTGCCGCCGTCTCACTGCAGTTCAACCTGGAACAGACAGCTTCAGGATGGCATGACTTCATCGTTACCGGCGTAACAGCGGCGGGCATCGCGATGACGATTTACTACAGGGTTTAAGGAGATCTATGGCAGACCGTACTCGTAGTGCAATGGGTGGTTCAAAACCCAAAAAGAAATCCAGCAAGTCTCGCTCGAAGAAGAAATCGAGCAAACGTTTCAAGTCCATGAACATTCGGCGCATGAGCGGGGCGGATAATCCCCAGTTCTCGATCTCGCACGAACAGCATCCCGGCGAAGACGGCACCACCGCAGCTCCAGAAGAGCACGGCGCGGCTGACGAACAGGATTTGATGAGCCATGTTCAACAGCATGCTCCGAACCTCGGCCCGCCCGAGCCCCAGGAACCGATGCCGCAGATGGCGTAAATGGCTTACACCGCATCGTCTTCACCACCGCACCCAGCCTTTGATCCCTCCTTCGATCCCTCCTGGTACACCATCCGCCTTACTGATGGCCGCAGGTTTGAAATCGCCCACGATGATGACACCTGGTACGTCATCATCGATGGCCGTTTCTATTGTGCGGCCAAGCGGGAAGATCTCTTGCGCGGTGTGGAGGAGCACTTCCACGTTCGGCATCCGCAGCCCCCACCGGCTCCAGACAAACATCCCCTGCAAATTGCCGCCGAAACATTGAAAAGCTCAACCTCCTCTTTAATCGATCGCCAAGCGGCCCGCAACGACTTGAAACGCTTCGCCTCGGCGGGAGATGTTGCTGCGAAGGTCTTGCTGCAGGATCTTTCCAACAAACCGGCTCTCTCTCCTCGCGCCCAAACTATCACGGCCCGCCTGAAGAAGGACAGCTTTGAGGATGTGACTCACGAGGAGCTTGTTCAACACGTAAACGATCTAGTGCTGCGTTCGGTCCTAATACTCGAACTATCCGACAGGCTGAGGTTCTAATGATAGGTCTGAGCAATGCACTTACTCCGAGCATCGATACGATCGGACTGCAGGTTGCGATTGGCCCCGCGACCTTGTGGTTGAACGGTACCGTCATTATCTCGCCCTTCAGCTACGTATATTTGTCCAATAACTCGACCACCTACATCTATCTGAACACGACTAGCGGCCAGATCGGTGCTAATAATTCTGGTTATGCATCCGGTAACATCCCCATCGCCACGGTTATAACCAATCTCACGCGAGTTACAAGCCTGATCGACACACGGCCTGATTTTACCAACATCGGCAGCGCAACTGGAAGCGGTGGCACGGTGTGGGCTGATGTAAGCAGCAGCGGAACGTTCGTTCCGACCTCGCTCAACCAATCTATCAATGCTTCAGGAACTATATCGATCGCGCTCACTGCAGTCGCCGGTCAGATCTACAACGTCGTGAACACAGGAAATGGGGTCATAACCCTGACCACCACCGCTTCAGCGACCATTTACGAGTTAGTCAATCAAAACCAGGCCGTACAAATTAGTTACGACATCACCAGTACGACGTTCCGAGTCCTGGGGGGAAATTAAATGAAGCGTCTTCTAGGACTGCTCCTGCTTTTCTGTTCACTTGCGGCCTGGTGTCAAACACCAGGAGTGGCGACGACCATACGCTACGGCGCATCACTACCTTCGGGCGCGGCGGAATGGAGCATCTTCATTCTCACCGGAGCAAGTTCGGGTCTCTATATCTGCGAAAACAGCCCCTCCTGCACCAGCAGCGGCCAATGGGTTAACGTCTCTAGTTGTCTTGCGAACCCCAATGACGGCGGCTGCGCTCTTATCGGTAGCCCCAGCGTCGATACGTTCATTGGTAGCGTCGGTAGCGGTCTTGGTTGGGTCGTACAGGTGCTGGCCACCGTTATTAACACCACCCAACCGATCAACGTTCAAGGGACAGGTGCGGGCACGGTCACATTGGGTTGCAGCACGCAACCAGGCACGGGATCTGGTATCTCGCTCGTGGCGCCCGCAAGTTGCACTCCTTATATTTTGATTCTTCCGAGTGCCGCAGGGTCCGGCTACTTCCAGTGTGCGAACGTCGGGTCGGTAGTCACTTGCGATTATGAAGCCGCTATTAACATCGGTTCTTCTGATGTCACCGGCACGTTACCGATTACGTCTGGCGGGACTGGAAACACTACCCAGCAGAGCGCCCTCAACGCATTGGTGGGCGCGGGCACGGGTGGAAGCCTAGTCATCTATGCCGGTACAAACTGGACCAACACGATTGGTTGCACCCTTAGCACATGTTTCGGCGCTGAGAATGGGAACGGCGCTTGGGAGTGGATACAATCCCCCCTCCCGGTTATCGATGGAGGCTTCGGCTTAGTAACTCTGGCCTCAAACGCCATCTACAAAGGCAACGGGACCAGCGCCCCGCAGGTATCTTCTATCAGCGACAACGGTTCTAACGTGGCAATCTCAGAAACAATTACCTGCACAGTGTGTGTAAGTGTTCCTGATGGTGGCACAGGATTAGGCACGCTGACAACCGGAACGATTTACAAAGGCAACGGCACGTCGGCTATGCAGGCCAGCAGCATTACAGAAGGTGTTTCTGGCGTTAGCAGCACGGACGCCATCAATACCAGCGTTGGATTTAAGGTGGGCGCGAGTTTCGGCACTAGTGGTTACTGCTTGACCTCGACCGGCACTGGATCGGCCTTCAACCCCTGCGGTTCGAGCAGCGCGACGATCAATAACGCCGCGAGCACCGGCACGGTCGCCTTCGATCTCGTGAAACTTACTGGTGTGCCCTCTACTGCAGTCAAGACGGCCACCACCGATATCGGTGGCATCATTGGCATCTGCATCTCTTCCTGCGGCACCACCGGAGCTGCGGTAATTCAGCTCATGGGTGTCAGCACCTGCAACTTCGACAACGTTACTACAGCGGGTGACTATTTCACAATCAGCTCGTCAACCGCTGGACAATGTCACGATCCTTCTGTTGGTGGATTTCCTCCTCAATACTATATCGGCGCTCAGAATTTGGGTCGTATTCTCGCGAGCGGTTCAGGCGGCGCTACCTCAGTGCTTCTGTTTCCGCCCGAATTTTCTTCCGCAGGCGCACCCGTAGCAACCTTTAGTTTAGGGTCGGGCGCAGGGTCAGGTTCCCCAACTGTGTCTTGTGCCGTTACCTCCGGAGTGTGTACCGATAGTGCCGGGCAGATCGAGGTTCATACAGGCACCTCACCATCGACCAACAATATCATTGTCACCATCAATTTTGGCGGCAATCACAACGAAGGTTCTTGTATCTTCCAGGGACTGGCTGCAAATACCTCCCTCCTTGGCAACGACGTTTACTCATCTCTCGGTGGTTTCGGAACACTTTCTGTCGGTGCTACTGCCCTTAGTGCAAGCACAACTTATTTCTGGGGGTATGTATGCAATTTTATCGGCAACTAATCCTCTGGCTCCTGCTTTGCGCGTGTGCGTTCGGTCAAACTACTGTCTCGGGAGTCGAGAGCAATAGCGGCCTAATCACGATTGGTGGCGTTGGCACCGCTGTAGTCCCGGTTTCCATCACGATTGCCCCTTCGAATCCGACCGTTTGTTACTCTTGTGCGCAACTGTTTAGCGCGACCATGACGTTTTCCAATGGCTCAACACAGCCAATAACCACATTGGCCACATGGTCCTCTAGCAATCCATCTGTAGCGACCACGAGTCAAAGCGGAAACTATCTTTGCGTTGCTCGCGGAACAGTAACCGTGAGCGCTGTCTATCTCGCAGTCACCGGCACTACAACTCTCAACTGTCAATCACCCACTTTTACTCCACAGGGTATTCAAAACGTTACGCAAAGCAGCAGCTCGCAGACCTTGGTCCAATACACCGGAGCTGACGGAATAGCCCCGTTTACCTTCACCGCTGCCAACCTGCCTGCCGGATGGTCCTTATCGTCCGCTGGATGTCCTAGTAGCCAGATCAATTGCTCCTTGATTGGAACGCCCTCAGCGATCGGCACTTATAACTTCTACATTCAGGCGACCGACAACCTGGGAAATACCGCATGTTCGTCGCCTGGATGCCAGGTTGGTGTGGCTGTGGCCGCAGGCGGCTCCGAGGGGCTTGAGAATCAATATTGCACTCCGACTTATACTGTAACCGGCCTCTCACAGGACGGCCCGGCGCAGCCGCTTCTGAATTGCAATTACACCACAGTCGCGAGCACTTCTCTTAGCTCCCCCTCAGGAATTGGCACTGGGATTATCATCAACGTGTGCTCGCCAGGGGGCACCAGTCCATCCCTCAACTGCTTAAATTCACAGCTCCCGACGAAGCCCTCGCTCGCGATGGTCTCCTGCGGAGTAACGTACGGTTATGCGGTTTACGGAACCGGAACCTGCACCTCGCTTGCTGACGGCCCTTTCTACTCTCGTACTTTTCAAGGCGCTGTTAACTTCACCGCATGGGGTGGCGCGTCACTTGCCGGGGGTGCCGGTAACCTGTGCGGAGCATGGATACAAGCTCAACCAGCCTTCACTGTCACATTCCACACCGTACAAGCCGTCTATATCGAGCCCAATGTTCAGGCGCCTGTCAACATAAATTGCGGTCCCGCCTACACCCAACCGTGGGTCTGGGTCACCACATCAGCTTACGACGCCTCCACAAACGCCATAGGTGGTCTACTTCCAGGAAACCGCATAACTCCTGGATGGGTAGGTCAATCGTCTATTGTAGGGCGCCCTGCCTACGCTCAACCCACCACTGCCGGAATTTACTCACCGATGTGGGAGGGTGAGGAGCTTCTAGGAGGCCAATGTCCGATATTCACAACACCCAGCGGATCAGCCTTCAATGGCCTACGAATCATGGGCATCGAGTTTGCCTGCGCTCATGGAAGAGACACTACGGTCGATCTGTACGGAAATAATGTATGTCCAGCGAATAAGGCCGGTACGCCTCAATGCGATCCCGGCTTTATTGGCGGTTTGGTTGACGTAGGCTGCTACGTATCCGGACAGGTACAATGCACATCCTCGAACGTTGGCGGCACGGTAGCCACCACCAACTCATCTGTCACTCAAGGTTCGATCACCTGTCCATATTATTGCGCGACGTTCACAGGGACATCCGGCACGAATTTTCAGTTCCTAGCGGGCTCAGGATTCAACGGTCTCGTTGACACACAAAACGCTGCAACAGGCGGATGTCCGGCCTATTGCGTTCTTCTGCAAAGCGGGCAAAACTTCGGCAATCTTCAGCAGGGTCAGGCAATCAGCATCAACGGCGTGCTTTACTACGTCGGAGTCAATACAAACCCACAGGGTAGTCTTGGCGTGTACAGCAACACCCTGATGTCGGTGTACAGCGGTATTGTAAGCACAACTGCCGCAGCCACCTTGCCTTGCACCGGCAATTGTGTAGTGTGGGTATCCGGTGACAACTTCTCCAACCTCACCAGCAGTGAAACCATCGATCTTAATGGTACGTTGTACACGATCGGAACCGTATATAGCTCGACCCTGTTTTCCGTTACCTCTTCGGTCACCAAACAAAACTCAATACCATTTACCCTGCCGCTAGGAACGCAAACCAATGCCGTCTATCTGTGGGATAGCAGCAATCAGATCAACATCAATGGCGTCGTCTACGGCGTGGCACAGCAGTACACAAACACCCTGATTGGTTTAGTAACAGCCCCCGGAACGCAAAGCGGAGTGTCCTATAATTGGCAAACCGGCTCACAATACATCATCCTCGACAGAAACATCTTCTCGGAAACAACTGACATAACACAGCTCAGCAACTTCACTACCGGCGAATCCGGCCTCGTAATGCAGGGAGGTCAACATTTGGCCGCGATCAATAACTATTTCGTGGGCTTCACTTGCCTGTACGGTATCGGTCCCTGCGTAGACGCTCACGCTATCCTCGGTGGTGTTAATGAGCTGACCTCGGATGTTGCGATCACGATCATCAATAACTATATCGAATCTGCCGGTGAGACCTGGTTCTTCGGCGGCGGTGCTTCTAACGCCACTCCGATGGATCTGGAAATTCGCGGAAACCATAAGTTCAAGCCTCTGACATGGAAAATTGACAATGCTCTCTACACCACCACATTCGGAACTGTGGGTGGAGCTTACGTACACACACAAAACAATATCCCATATCAAAGTGCGCCGACTTGTACGGTAAATGCTCCTCAAACACTGCCGGGGGTATCGTGCAGCTCTCCTCAGTGTGTTCAAGCATCCTGCACTGCACTTTCTAGCGGCGGCAACGGTACTGCGGACACAACCAACTCTAGCGTTACCCAAGGAACCATTACCTGCCCTGCTGATTGCGTTAGCTGGGATTCCGGCAGCACAAATTTCTCCGTACTAAACGCGAACGAGCAGATCTGGCTGAATGGCAGCATCTATGACATCAATGTCATATACAGTCCCACGTTGTTGTCAACGAACGAGGCTCCGGGATCTAATTCCGGCATCGCGTACAGCAGTTACTACATCACGGACACCATGATCACTGCTGGTGGCAAAGGATATGGCATCTGTTACAAGGGCGGCAGCAGTACCAACAGTTACGGTTGCGGTACCGGCTTCACATTCACTGACAGTGTAGCTACCTACACCAGTTGCAACACGCAGCTTGCTGGCGATGTGTATGTCACAGGCACGGCGGGCGCGAATAATGACGTGTTCTGGGTTGACGGTGATAAGTTCACCGCCAAGTTGACTAGTATTCAGGTCAATGGCGTTACCTATGCGATCCTGAACCCCGGTGGTTTTATCAACACTAAAGAAGTCATCATTGTCAACGGCCCTGGCACTCTGGGAAGTTCCTCTTCACCTGTGCCGTGGTCTACAGTTTTTCAGACCAAAGGCGACTGCGTTGAGCCTCTGGTAGGCTACTACGATATCAAGAATCTGGGTGAATTAAAAAGCGGTATCCGTGCTCTCATGGAAGGTGAAATTGCGGAGAACTGCTGGACCGGTCAATCGGATCAATTCGGTTTCTGCTTTCTGATAACCCCCAAGAACCCCAACAATCTTTGCCCTAATTGCTCGGTAACTGATGTCACTTACCGCTATAATTTCTGTCGTAACACGCTACAAGGAGCCCAGATTGCCGTCGCAGCCGCCACCCAAGGTGGTGAGATGCCTTCTTACTTATCTCGAATTTCCATCCATGACGATGTGTTCGACGCGATGATTGGGCAGTATCTCACAGCAGGGACGGCGCCTATTTATGCGCAATCTGGAACAGCGATCTCGGTTGAAAACGCTTCACAGTACCCGTTCGCTACCAACAACGTTACCATCAACCACATCACTGCGATCTTTTCTTCTGTGTACGGTCTTCAGGGGTATTTGGCTTACACTGGAAGCTCTGCCTTGGAGTTGTTCTACAACCCTTCCTATACGAAGAATTCCACTGTGCCGACCCTCCTTCAAAACATCGCCTACTACAACAACATCGCGGGTGGGGGCGTAAAATCATTCGCATCGCATTCAATCGGGACTGTACCAAACATGTTTGGCGCTGCCAACTGCACTACTGATAACGCTTGTATAAATCCGAGCGATCCGCGCCAAGCTCTTGGGCAGTTAGGCCCAAGTGAAGTTACTATGCGCCAGAATCTCCCGTCCGATTACATGGACCCAGTGTCTGGCGGTCTCTATCAAGGCAACATCGTTACCGCAATCCAACTAACCGCCCAAGGCACGGGCGGCAACGCTCCAACGTCCTGCACCATGTCCGCGCCGAGTTGCTGGGGTTCAGGTCCGAACACACATACGTGTGCGGTTGCCCAGTGCCAAATGAACACCTCTGGCGCCAATATTACGAAAATCTGGCCGAGCGCCACCGGAGCTGGCTACACTTCAGCACCAACCGTCTCCTTTTCTGGCGGCAACACTCCAACCGCAGTTGCATGGATTGGTGGATCAGGTCAATTGAGCACGGGTTCAGGGTGTTTCGACCACAACGTTCTTCCCGTACAGGCTTGGGTGAAGGAAGTCGAGATGGGGCCGTACCCTACCGCGCAACTCGACGCCATTAACAATACCTGTTTCTGCCCCACAGGTGGGTATAACAACACCGCACCTGGTAGCAGTAACTGCAGCGGAACCCCAGGAACACCGATAACTTCGGCGGATTGTCAGAACGGCGCAAACGGTCCTTGCTCATGGAACGATGTCGGCTTTGTGAGTTATACGACAGAACTGAACACCGGATGCCTTCCTCCAGGCTGCACTGGTAATTACACGATCGGTGCAGAGTGTTCCACTTTCGCGAGTGCCTGCACCAACGGTCAAATTCCTGGCACTCCGGATCTTCATCTATGCGTGGCCGGTCAACTTGGCTGCGCGACTAACTCACCGCTTCTCAATGGCGGTAATGACGGAAATGATCCTGGCGCAAATATTGACTTAGTAATGGGGTGTGACGGTAGATATCCACTCGTATGCACCGCAGGTACACCCAGCGCTTACACCGGTATCTCAATCACCAACGGAGTGGCTAACCTGCCTCAATAATGAAAAACTTTCTTGCTGTCGCAATTCTATTCCTGGCATCGTTTGTCTCGGCCCAGGTGATCTATCTCGGGCCGCTCAATGGCCCGGCAATTGACCCATCGCAGTGCGTGGTGAGTCCGAACGGCCAGACCGGTATCTGTGGCGCCAGCGACGGTGTTCATATATCGATCGCGGGCGCTCCTTTCGGCCCGCCATTGCCAGTAAGTGGTCCTCAAGGTCCTGCGGGTGCACAAGGCCCGCCTGGGCCTAGCGGATCGACCGGCGCAGCGGGACCAGCAGGCCCAGCGGGTGCGCAAGGACCAACCGGTCAAGCGGGTGCGCAAGGCCCTCCGGGTGTGGCAGCAGGTTATACCATCACTGGAACTTGCACAGTGCCCGGTCACTTCAGCCTACAGCCCTGCACAATCACAATCATTTCCGTAACTCCATAAAAAGGATTCATGCCAGGAATTTTGTCACCCGTAGGTGGTCCAGTAGCGCGAACGCCGATGGAGCCGATCGCCCGCATGCCTATGCGACCGTACGGCGGCATGCCTGACGGTCCTCGTGCTATGCCGCTCGCCCGACCGATGATGTACAAGAAGGGCGGCAAGGTTAAGAAGACTGGGTGGGCGATCGTTCACAAGGGCGAGAAGATTAAGCCCGCTGGAGCTGCAGCGAACGCGATGGGTGGGAAGAAAAAGAAAGCTCCCAAAACGAAGCGAGCGAAAGCCAAGATCAAAAAGACGATGGGGGAGTGGAGGAGCGGAACCCTTCACAGCGGATCGAAGACCGGCCCCAAAGTCACCAGTCAGAAGCAGGCCGTCGCGATCGCGATCTCACAGGCGAAAAGAAAAGCATAAATGGAAGCTTCCGTAACCACCACAGGTGGGATGCCGAACCTTACTGCTACATATTACGGTGCAAAGAGGAAAAAGATGGCCGGATCACATCCAGGTTTCAAAGCAGTGCAGGGAAAAATTGCCGGGAAATATGGTATGCGTGCAGCGGGCGCAATTCTCGCATCCGCCACGCGCAAGGCCAGCAAGAAAGCGAAGAAGAAAAATCCTCGCCTCAAGCGCGTAAAAATGGCCAAGAAATAATGGAGGCTCGATGGAAAACACGTCGCTCGTCGCGGATCTCCCCGAAGATGTGGAACTCCATTTCACCCTCAATAGCGATCGCCACTTTGGTGGTGTATTCACCTTCAAAATGATCAAAGGCTCTCCAATGCGGCGTCTTCTGGAGCTGCAGGAAGTGTTCGAGATTGCATACGGCATAAAGCATGGCAGCAGTTAGTTGGCAGGAGTTAAAAGACGTATACGTAGAAGCCGCCCGCATACCGGACAATGTTTTCTACGACTTCATCAACCACGCTAAGTTCCGCGAAGATGCGCGGAATAAGATGGAGCTGGGTTTAGATAAATACCTCGAAGAGATGTTGCAGTACGAAGTCTTTCGGGAGGGCAGACGGAGAGCCCGCCAAGACCTGTATTTCCTCACCCGCTACTTCTGCTGGGAGACAAATGCTGAATGCTCAGGAAAAACTTTCGCAGAGAACATGATTTGCGAACATGTTCATCGCCGCCTGTGCGATCTCTTCGTCCGCAAAGATAACAACAAAGGAATCGCGGATCAAGACACATTCAAAGAGCGTCTGATCCTTTATCCCCGAGGCACGCAGAAGAGCACGATCGACGTAGTGGATGCCGCGCAGTGGATCATTAACATCCCCGAAATCAGAATCCTGTTCCTCACTGCGGTTGATGATCGTGCCGTATCTTTCGTAAACGAACTCAAGGGTCACTTCGTAGAGAAACTTTACGAGCCCAGCCTAATGAATATTTTCTTCCCGGAATTCTGCGCACCGGAAAGCGAGATCGGTAAAGAGAGCGCCTTCCAGTTCACTTCACCGATGTGGAAGAGACAGAATCTACGACGCCGGGAACCAACTGTAATTGCTTCCTCGATCACATCTGACCTTGCAGGCATGCACTTTGATGTTGTGAAGGGTGATGACATCGTTTCGAACCGAAATTCTGAGAACGAAGACATGTGTAAGCGCATTACTGCGCGAATCAACATTTCCGTACGTAAAATGCTCATGTCTTACGGTTATTTCGACATTGTAGGTACCAGATACGCCGATGAAGACTATTACGGCGACTTACTGGCTAAAAACGTTGGAACTCTGGAAAAACAGAGTGGCCCATGCTGGGACATCACTGAGAACGCGCAAATGAAGTGGAAAACACTCATTGGCCGCGCCATCGTGATCAAACCCGAGGTAGCTGCGCAGTTAGAGAAGGAAAAACGCCCAATTACTTATAAAGAGGCCGGTGAAGAAGGTTGTTACCTGCTCTTTCCTGAGGTCTTATCGTACGCCTATCTCATGAAGGATTTTGCCCTCGATGAGATCAGCTTCGAAGGGCAGCGAAACAACAACGCCCGGCCCGTTAGCCTCACCCCATTCACGCGCCCGATGCTTCTGAAAGCGACGGTCCACTTCGAAAAGATGCCGTTCCGTGGTCCCACCTCGCAGACTTGGGACTTTGCTTTCAGCCAGAAGAAAGGCCGCGATTATTCGACCGGCTGCTGTGCGTTGTGGGATGACAAAGGCACGGCCTACATCAACGATTTGATCCGTGATCGCTTCCAGCCGAACGACCTGGCGCAAGCCGTTGTGGACTTCGCCCGCCGCTGGCACCCGTTCATTATAGGCATCGAGGACGCTGGGGGCTCTAGGGCCTTTGAATCCGCGATTCAGATGGCCGCGCAGCGAACCGGGGATCAGCAAGTGATCGCGGTATGCAATGCGATCGATTGGGTGACGCCCACCAATAATAAGGATGCAAAACGAACCCGCATGGGATCGTTACATCCTTGGATCGTCAATGACCAACTGAAATTCTCCGCTCACCTGCCTCATCTCGAAGCACTCTACAGCGAGTTCGAGCGCTGCATGTCCAGCCATCACCACGACGATATCCCGGACGTGATCTCACGACAGACAAAATACGGCCCACGCATGCTGCAGGTGATCGAGAAGAACGATATCTCGACTTGGACGAAATCGAACGCTGCATACAACCTGCTGTTCGAAGAGAACTGTGATGCGTTTGGAAGAATCGGAATGGGTTGGGTGCCTACGATCAATCCAGAGCCCGAGGTTGATAACAGTCCGAAGATCGAGACGCCCTCAACCGCCTTCGACCCTATCCTCGGTGCCGGGATCTACGGTTAGAACACCAGGATTTTTCCTCATCTTTCCCCAGAAGGACTCGAACTGCTCTTTGGTAAGAAGGCGGTTGTGATATTCCTTCGGTGGAATATGCTCCTCCGGTATCACGCACCCTTGTACCTCTCCACCCGGATTGATCTTCATTGCGTGGCTTTTAATCATCGCTTCCGTAAACCCATGAGCTTTGATTATTATCCCGCCTAAAAAACCTCTCTCATCTGCGAAGGATAAATACCACATCCTTTCAGGCTGATCCTGCTCTTCCTTCACCAGTTTTCTGATCCGCGCTTTCCAGATGCGTTCTCTCATTTCTTTTCTTCATCCTTTTTCTTCTCTTCCGGTTTGTCACGAGTGACGTGATCGTGATCGCATATAGCCAGATTGCACTTCAGATTTTCCTTCGATTGCTCCCAGTCTTTACCGGTTACCAGCCAAAACAAAGAATCGATGAACCCCGTCATAAAAACCCCCAACACATTTTACACCAGGAGTCAACAATGTCTGCAAAAGATACCTTGATTTCACAGAGCCCTACCCAGGTCGATAACTACGAAGTAAAACCCTCCTCGTTCCCCTCCAGCGGCAGCGCTCAGAGCGCCAGCGGCAAGGACGAACTCTGCCGCCTGTCCGAAAACCAGTGCAGCCCCCGCCATACTCAGGACGACGGCGATCTCACACCCTCAAACTGGGCGAAGAACGTCTTCACGGTAGGCCGTAGCACCGCCGAGGAAGGGAAGAACCTTTCCGATCCGAACAGCGTCGATCTCGCTACCGGAAAAATCACTGTCGGTGGCTACAGTGCCACTCGCGTTGGCGAGGTTGGCGATCGCAACGCCCGAATCCCATCACGGTAGTTCCCGCACGGGAACATTTACCCATTCACGCGTTTAATCGGGCCGAATGTTCCCGCTCGGTAACACAGGATAACTGATGGCGATTCTTGACAAACCGGTTGTAGCTGTACAGGCTCCGCTCGAATTCGATGCAGCGGTGCGTGCGCTACGCACTGGACAATGGGACGATGATTCTGCACTGCAGATGATCGTGCAGGATTCGATCAGGGCAGAGAACTACGAAGCCACCAAGCAATGGGTAATGAGTTGGCCGGTAGCTACTGCGCTGTATCAAAGTCCTTTCACTTCGCGCTACTGGGAAGGCACTCAGGTAGAACGCGCCAACGTTCCCATGTACACCGTGGCTACGTGCGTGAACTCCCTGGTGCCGCAAATCCTCAGCGGATTGTTCTCGGACAACCCGCCATTTATGGTGCAAGAACGACCGGGTACTGACTCCCAAGCGGCCCGAGCGATCGGTGCCTTGCTCGCTTACCAGCTCGATGAGATTAACTTTCGTGAAGAGCTGCGCTTAGGCGTTCACAATGCCATTCTGTTCGGAACCGGCATCTGGAAATGGGGATGGGAAAGCTTCACTCGTCAACGCACACGGTATGAAAGACAGAGCGCAGCTAAACCCATCGCCAGTCCGATCGAAGGCCAACCGGCTATCCCCGTTTACAACGATGACGAAATACAGTTTGTAGAAGATGAGGAGTATGTTGATCGCCCGGTATTCGATCACATCGTTAACCTCAGGCATGTATTAGTCGATCCTGGATTGAATGTACCAGACATTCGTAAGGCGAAGTACGTGATTCATCGCATGTACGTAACGTGGAACGACCTCGACAAATTGCGGGAGCGTCCGGGTTTCGACATTCCCTCACGCCAAAAGTTACTTGAGCTTTTCTTCCCCCCTAAGGAAGAAGCAATACCTGCGACCTCAGAGAATACAGCTAAGAATCCTCTGTGGGATGCACGATCAGAAGCTCGCTATGAAGCTACCACGGTAGATCCTTTCAACGAACCACTTGAAATGCTGGAACGTTGGGATGGTGAAAAATACATGGTTGCTTTGCAGAAAAAGCTGGTCATCTGCAACACCAGAAATCCCTACGGCGAAATCCCCTTCGTTTCTATCGGATGGTGGGACGTTGCAGAAGCGTTCTGGTCGATGGGTTTGGCTAAGACGATCGGTGCAGAGCAAAGGCTCCAATCGGGCATCACCAATATGTGGTTGGATCAGGCGGCAATGAATTTGAACGGTATCTACGTTCGAGTCAAAGGCAGAAGCATACCCACGCAAAACATTCGCATGGCGCCCGGTCGCATTGTGGAGGTCGATAACAAAGATGATTTCACCCCTCTCGATCGAATCCCTGCAGTGCCTGAGGCACAGATTCACCTCCAGATGTCGCAAGCACGAGCCGAACAAGTTTCCGGTGCCAACGAAATTGGTACCCAAGGACTCGCTGGTTCTAGCGGGCATTCCAACCTCGCTCGTTCCGCTGCTGGTGCCAACGCTCTTGTCGCGGGTGGAGCAAATAAGAGCGGCGATTTTGTGGAAAAAATAACCAACCAGGTCATGCTGCCGTTCCTTTATGCGGCTCATGAGTTGAATCGATCCCTTCTACCGATTCCCACCATGACCTACATCCTTGGTGAAGAGTTACAGCACGAATTCATGAAATCGAAGGGTGACAAGACTTTGGAACTGCTTAATGCCAAAGTCAAGTTCTCCGTCCTCGCTGCTTCAAAAATGCAGGCCCGCCGCAACATGGCGCAAGCGCTACCGATCTTGGTTCAGTTCCTCACCAACCAGCAGACCACAGAACAGCTCGCAGTCGCAGGGTATCGCGTCGATGTAGTGGAGATCATGCGTATGTTCTTCGAAGTCTCGGATTGGAAAAACTTCAAAGATGTAGTGGTTCCCATGTCTCCGCAAGACCAACAACGTCATGCGGCCATGAATCCCGCTGCTCAAATGGTTGCCAAACAGCAAGCCGATCTGCAAGGAAAAATGCAGTTGGGTGATCAGGCGAAAAATAACAAACTAGAGATCGTGGACGCTGAGAACATCGCGAGAGCTGGCCGTGAAGTATTGCGACATTCTCTCGAAGCGGCGTCAACTCCAGAAGAGATAGAAGGTGCTCCAGGCGGGGTCGGATTCGGCTCTAACGCTGGCTAAGTTATGGATATCTCGGAACAGTTAGAAAACATAAACGGAAAAGCTCTTGAGCCTGATGAGCGGGCTGATATCGATCTTTGGAATAAAGGTCGTCAGCTCGCTCACCAGGTCAATAGTCCAGGTTGGGATGTAGTGCTCGAAATGCTTCAGAGCTACGTCACCAGTAATGTGAACACTCTGATGAACATCGATCCCAAGCATCATGAAGAAGTGTTAGCAACGCACGCAGTAATGTTTGCGGCGGGGCGAATTTTCAGACTGTTCCAGGAAGATGTAGCCAGCGCGATCGAAGCCTCACGAAAAACCCCCGAGGTCTTGAAACAAGGAATACGCCGGGCCAGCCCGGTACCACCCGAAAGCTTGTAACAAATACCCGTAAAAAGGTCGGATTACCTTTAAGGAGAACGAATGCCACCCACCATTGTAGATCCGTTCGCAGACGAACAGTTTGCTCAGCTCGACTTGTCAACCAGCCCGAAACATTTGAAGGACTCGCTGAATACGCTTGTCGATGAGAATCCTGAGTTCGCCCCAACGCAAGAGGAGGTGATCGCCGCTGACGGTCCCGCTCCAGAACCGGTAGTTCCCCCGGCAGCTCCCATAGCTCCCGTTGTTACTCCTGCCCAACCCGAAACGTACGAATATCCTGACGGCTCGACCGTCACTCTGGAAAAAACAAACAGAGGATGGGAAGCCACCCTCAACTCCGGTGGTAAGGCGCCCGAGATATTTCGTGGCAAAACCAAAGACGAGCTGCTCACCAATGTACTCGCTGCAAAGTTACACGCCACTCAGCACATTCGCGAACTGAATAAGAAGATTAAGCTGACTGCGAAACCGGAAACACCTGTCGCGGTTCCGCAAGCTAAGCTTCGCTCACTCACACCGGATGAAGTGTTCGAGATTAAGAATCAGTTGGTAGACAACCCCGATCTGGCTTTTGATTCATGGTTTCAGAAGAAGACTGGCCTCAAAGTCGAAGAGCTGGTCGGTCTTGTAGAAGAAGGCCGCTTCGCCAAGGATGAGTTGGACTCCGAAGCCGTGGCGAAATCTTTCATGCAGGGCAATCCGGAATACTATGCCGATCCGGAGTTCAACAACTATCTCACCTTGGTTGGATTTCTCTCTAAAGAGAAGCTCCACCGAACCATGACGAACGATCAGCCTGGTGTCAACGAAGCCATGCGTGATCTGATTCGCGGCGGTCATTGGACCGTACAGAATTTAGAAGAGGCGTTTGAGGAACTATCTGAGGCTGGATTGCTTGAGATGGCTCCGAACGTGGAAGAGGAAGAGGAGGAGATCCCTTCTCCAGCCGTCCCGCCTGTTGCACCTGTTGCAATTGTGGCGCCAGTTGTACCAGTCCCCGTACCACCTGTACCACCGGCACCTCCTGCTGATCCGCGCATTGCGAACACCAGAAGGGGCCTGAGAGCGGGTCTAGGTATCCGAGAAAGCCAAGTGTCAACGGCTCTTCCTGATACAGCCAGACCGTCCTCTGATGACGAGTTGGACAACCTCACCGATGCGGAAATCCAGGAGCTATTCTCCGGAGTCCGTCGCGTGGCTGCTACTCGGGGTAAATAAGAAATACCAGAGGTAAGAAGATGGCATACTCGCCAGCTTCAATTCTTACTTCAGGTGCGTTGCCTAACCTCGTTGCTATTTACTACGAGCGGCAGGCGATTCCCAACCTGAAAGCACAAACACCATTCCTGAGCATGACGAAGCAGAAGCCGCTTCCGATGCACTCGGGCAACCAGATCCAGTTCTTCACCTACGCACTCTTGGCTGGCAACACCAACCAGGCTGCGGAAGGTACGGTTGGATCTCCCATCTCTGAGTCGTCCACGAAGATTGTGGCAACGATCGGACAGTACGCAGACTTTATCAACTCGTCTGATCTGGCGATGGATGTAGCGATTGACGACCCGTCGTTGCTCCAGAACCTGAGTACCGAGTTGAACTACCGTCTTGCTCTGACGCTGAATTCGCTCGTCCAGTTGACTTCGGACGCCGCGACCGGCGTGGACAGTTCGGTGAACATCCAGTTGGCCAACGGTTCTTACCTGACCGCCAACAATATCCGTACCGCCTGCCAGCAGTTGGCCGGTGTCAACGCTCGACCGTTGACGAAGGACGGGTACTTCGGTGGAATCATCCACCCCAACGTGGTTCACGATGTCTTCAACGATACCAGCTTCAACGGCATCACCGACATCATGAAGCGCAATCCCGAGATGGCGCAGAAGCTCTTTGCTCCTCTCGCGAATGATGACACCTTCGAGTTTGCGGGTGTTCGCTTCAAACAAACCACCACCGCTCCTTCGGTGACCATCAGCTCGAATACGTACTACAACACGTATTTGTACGCTGATGACGCCCTCTTCTCCGTGTTCCTCGGAAAGAACCCCGAGAGCGGGGAGAAGAACTACCGGTTGATGGTGCAGGAAGCTCCCGCGCAAGGCAGCGTGAGTGATCCGGCACGACAGATCGGTGGCTGGGTTAGCTACAACGTGCGCTACACCAACACGTTGCGTCCGGGTTCAACCATGACGATCCGGCGTTTCCAGTCAGAAACCAGCTCCAGCTAAAGCAACACGCTGGTTAAAACCAGCCGTTCCCTGGTCCCAGGGTATGCAAAGGGGCAAACGGTTTTGCGGAGATTAGCGATCCTAATCTCCGCATAACCTGCGTCAAATAGCCGTCGCAACCCATCGGAAGCGCGGTGATCACGAAAGAGTAAGACTGGTCCTCTTATTCCCGACTGACGAGATACAAGGGATCGGATTGACCATCTTATCCCTTGTTATCTTTCCCACACTCTGACACCGAGGCTGCAATGGAAGAATCACTTAGTAGAGAAGCGCACGCGAAGCTAATGTTCGAACAACGTGATGCGCAGATCGGGCATCTGCCCGTACAAATTCTGTTAGACCTGGCCCGCAATGAAGCGGCCAGTAAAGAGTGGCGTAAAGCTGCAGTCCAATTTCTCATGGATAAACACGCGACTCAAGCGAACCACCCCGATCTCGCTACTCTCAGGCTCGAAATCGCTACCGAACACACCGCGAAACAAGACGTTCAAGACATGGTGGAGACTGCCATCGAAGGGGAGTTATTCCCAGAACCAACGCCCTTCGCTGCTGGAGTAACCACGGCCAACCTTCAGCGCGACGAGGCGGTCAACAACATTGTCCGCAATCCGGACGCCTTAGGTGATGACGCCCTTAATGACTAACGTACAAAGGAGCAAGCGTGCTCGATCAACGTAACTACTTTGCTCCATACGTAGGTCCACCGGGACTTCAAGTATCTGTAAATGGCGGCATCCTGCTCCTCAATGGGGTCGGAATGATTGTGTCCGCGACAGCAGTAACTCTGCCTGCGGTGACCACCAGCTATATTTATCTCAATACCTCGACCGGCGCGATTCAAAGTAACACCTCAGGATTTCCAAACACTAACTGCTACTCAATCGCCACCGTACTCACCAGCCACTCTGGAATCATTATCCTCACTGACAACCGCCCCGATGTTACGTCTGGTGGCGGTGGTGGAGGCGGTGGGACCGCTGAGTACGTACAAACAATATCTGCCACACCTGGATCGGTCATTGGCTTTGGCGGTGCCTTCAACACGTTAGTCAAAGTAACGGGCGGTGCTGTCACCATCCCTCTCCCCACTGCGGTTGGCATAAGTGGTCAGATCATCAGAACCATTATGACTGTATCTGGCACTACTTCATTCACTACGCAATCCGGCCAAACAATCAACGGTTCCGCTACTTTGCCGCAATTGACTAACCAATGGCAAACCATTTCTATGGAGTCTGATAATGCCAACTGGATTATCGTTTCTACGGCGAATTAGTCTCATCCTTTTATTGTGGTGTGGATGCGCCTTAGCGCAGGTACCCACACCAATTCGTTCGGTCTCAAGCCTGCCCGCAACCTGTAATGGTGGGAGCGGAAGCAAAGCCTCTGATGTGGTGATTCTCATCAGCGGTGGTACCGGCACACTTTATATCTGCTCAGCGAGCAATACGTGGTCCGTTCTCGTCATCGGTCCTCTGAACAACATTGCGTACGGTTCAAACTCGATTGCGACTACGGACTTAGTGACCGTAGATACGAACGGTTACGCCGCCGACACAGGCATCGCTCAATCATCGGTGAATACATCCGGCGCTAATGTGATCTCGGATACACAGACGCAATATACCTTGCCGATGTGGAACCTGAGCAACCATCTCACTAACTCAATGTTCTCGCAGAACTCCGGAGCGAGTGTCGGAACTGTTACCGGCAACCTCAGCGTTACTGGTACCATCACCAGCTCGGCCAGCGGAGCACCACTCAACGCCACGGCGGTATCCTCTACAACAACCCCATCGTCCGGCGTCAATCTTCAACCCATCACGGGACTAGGCTGGGTGTCTACCGATACATCGACTGGACAAAACTACGCTCCGGATAAATACGTCACCTCCGCACCTTCCGGTTCCTGCTCCTCTACTTTCGCAGCACCACTACCCGCGCAAATCGTAGTCAGTACGGGTGCGCTCTGGACTTGCCAAAGCGGTACCTGGGCACAAGTAACCGGTGGTGGAGGCGGCGGAACGGTCACCGGACTCAGCGGATTAACCTCGGGGAATGCCTATGCGAACGTTGGCGGAACATGGGTGCCTGCGGATGCGTGGGGTTTCCCGACAGCAGGAAAAACGGCGACATTCACCAATTCCAGTGCGGTCATCACGGTCACGAATTCTGCCGCGCTTTGTACTCCCGTTCAGTTTTCGACGACGAGTGCGCTGCCTACGAACTTTGCGGTCAACACGACTTACTACGTTAGTTCAACCGGGCTCTCCGGTTCGCAGATCGAAGTCTCCGCGACATGCGGCGGATCGGTCATTACGGCAGGCTCGGCGGGGTCGGGAACACAAACGGCTATTAACACGAACAACGGCCTAGTCGTTCCCCCGCCGCTTGCGGTTGGCATTGCGACCTCTTCGTCGGTAATTCAGTTGAACGGCGTATACACAACGACTGGATTGACGGCTGGCTCCATCTACTGCATTTCGACCACGAGCGCGGGAGCGATTACGACAACGTGTCCGAATGGCTCATCGTACAGTGGCTCGGCCTTGCAACAATTCGGACAGGCAATCTCAACCACGCAATTGATCTTCCCGTTGCCGAAACAGGGAGTCATCAACTGATGAAGCGCGGACTGATTTTCATTATCGTTGTGCTTGTGATTGCAGTTTGTATACCAAGCGCCAATGCCCAGAGCGCATCGCAGGGAGGCTCGTGCAGTAATTTTGCTTCAACTCCGTCATGTTCGGTGACCCCCACGAGCACAAGCGATTATCTTGTCGCATGGATCGGCAATGAAGCTGGAACCAACACGTCTCCTACGGCCTCGGGGTGCGTGACGTGGACGCAATTGTATACAAGTACGACTGGATATACTTGGAACATTGGTCAGGTCACCTCTACTTCCCCATGCACGATTACAGTTGCGGGAAGTGGCACAGAGACAAGTTATGTATTGATTAACTGGTTTGAAGTGTCAAGTGTTTCTGCAACGGCGGACGGGGCGTCTTCTCCGGGGAGTTGCACCGGCGGTTGTAACACAAACCCGATGAACGGACCAGCCGTCACCACGGGGACTAGCGGCGATCTGATTCTCATCGCTGGACAAAATCAAACCAAGACTGATGCCTTCTCCGCGCACACTCCATTCACAAGTGTGTTTGCGGCGGCGAATGCCAACTACTACGGTGCTAGTGGTTATTACGTCCAACTCAGTTCTGGATCCATCACGCCGACCTGGACCACCACTGGGAATTTTGACGGCTACTATCTTGGAACTCTGGCCCTGAAATCGGCCCCTCCATCGGTATCGAATCCGACGTTCTCGCTCGCAGGCGGGACTTACAGTTCCGGTTTGCCGCAGTCCACAACAGTCGCTACCTCGACATCCGGTGCCTATCTCTGCGTCACGTCCTGCTCAGGCGAGGGCTGTACTCCAGCTACGCCAGCGGCTTCTTCCCCTCCGACCTGCTCAACTGGAACTCAGTACAGTACGAACTCGCAAGCGCTCTCGATTGCGCTCGGCTATGAAACATTCTCCGCTCTCGGAACGAAAAGCGGAGACACGAATTCAGGCGTCCTAACGAGCAGTCAGTATTACAGCGTTCCCTTGCTGTCTAATTTCGGGCAGGAGACATTAAGCGGAGCGCTCGGCAACGTCTCGTGGGAAGGAGCACCAATCGGGAACGGCAACGGTCAGCTTGGTTGGACGGATGGCCTGGCGTCTCCTAACACCGGCATCCAGTTCACGCTCGTTCAGAATCCGCATCAGTACAGTTGCACGAGCAGTCCATGTACTGTCACGGTTACGTCCACAACTTCAGGGAATGCCGGAATCATTTGTTCTGGTGCCAGCTACACCGGTTCGACGGGCACGGGCATCGTCATCAGCATGGGTACGCCATCGGCGGGTGGAACATGGAAGCATTCTCCGGCGAGCATGGTCAACAATATCGGCGGTGGAGGGGTGGCAACCGCCACGATTCTCGCGGATGATTGCTACTACACGGCCAGTTTGACCGGGGGCACGACTTCCATTGGTGTGCCATGGACGTTTTCTGGCTATACGGGCACGGTCACCGAAGCGATTGACGTATGGTTTCTCGAACTCCATCCATCCTATACGCCTGTTTATTTCGACACAGCTGGAGTTTCCTACTCGACTACATCAAGCGCCAGTCCGACTGGGCCAGCGGGATTATTCAATGGAACTTCCGATTACGTAGCGGAACTCCTATATCCGACGTTCTCTTCTGGTAATCCGCCGTCTGCGATCACCAGTCCCTATACGAGTCCCGCGCCATTGGTAAACAGTACATCGCAAGCTGCGCTTGCTGGCGCTTTGAATGAAGTCATCTATCAGCAGCCGACGTGGACGATGGGATCAGCGCGGCAACCTAACCTCCTCAACTTCATCGCGCTGAGCGGCACCGCTAATCCGCTGTTGACGCTTGACGGACTGATTGATTTCAACAACTGCACAAGCGGATCGGTCGCCACTGGTACTTGCCTCGGAAATTCCACTTACACCGGACAGGGATTCTCGTGGAACGTGTCGCAGACGGGCGCGAATCTCATCATCACGAACTCAGCGACGACCGCCGCACTACCCCAACCCATCATTGCCAATGGCACAAAGTATTCGGGCACGACGAGCACGCATACATGGCAGTGTACGACGACGACGAACTCCGCGATCTGCGGGAATATGTCGCTAATCACAACGACCGGCTCGCCCAGCGTTTCCGTAGGATTCGATCTCACGACGACCTGTCCTGCGAATGGAAGTCAGGACTGTGGCGCAGTCGGAGGCATCGCAGATAACCAAGATTATACGGTCATTCATCTCAGTCCTCTTGGCAGCAACACGATCTGCATGGAAGCGGCTGGCTATGGATGCAATTTCGCTTCTCCAACCGTTTCCTATGCACCGAACACAAATTACCGTGTCAATATCCAAGAGAATGCCGCCAGTGTCCCGTTTACGGTTACCTTCACCAATGGATCAGCGGTGATTTCTGCAACAAATACGCTGGTCGCTGGCCAGCCGGTCACGTTCTACACGACAGGAACGCTTCCTACGAATTTCACCGCTTGGAGCACGGGGACAAATGTCAGCTATTGCGTGAGCGCGACTGGCTTGAGTTCTTCGCAATTTGAGGTCGTTACCCACACGAACGGGACAAGCACATGCGGTGCTACTCCAATTGTCGCTGGCAGCGCAGGCAGCGGGACTCAAACCGCCGTATCAAGCTCTTTGGATTATATGACGGTGTGTGCGGCTGGCTCTGCTATACCAGTCCTCGGTACTTGGTCTGGCTGGGGATACCCGACGGTAAGCAACGGCAACAACGTGATCGTTGGTTTCAGCGGTGAGGAGCCGTCGGTGAACGGGTACATCTATGTTGGCGGAGAATACGTGTTCAGCATGACAGGGCAATATTCGACTACGAGTTGCTTCTGATTCTTTCTTTTAAGCGAATCCCATGAGAAAACCTTGTCTTCTTATTTTCCTCGCGTTCAACTGATGAAGCGCGGACTGATTTTCATTATCGTTGTGCTTGTGATTTGCAGTTTGTATACCAAGCGCCAATCCATAAGCCCATCGTCAGCCACCGTTGTCGTGGGCCAATCGGAGCAATACACAGCAACCTGTACTTATTCCAGTGGTCCTTCACAGAATTGCACAGCGGCGGCAGGGTGGTCAACCAGTAACGCAGCGGTTGCAACTGTGGTAGCCGGGCTTGCTAACGCACTTACAGCCGGTTCCGCTACTCTTACCGCATCGCTCGGTGGCTTTACACCAACAACCACCATCACCACCACTGCGCCCCTAACACTGATTAACGGCGCTACCTTCAAAAATGGCACGGTTCAGTAATGCAAAAACACATTCTCGTGTACATAGCCCGTCACGGTACGACGGATCTAAACCAGAAAGACGCCTTCCGTGGACCGATCGATGCTCCTCTCGATAAGGATGGCTACCGAGACGCTCACACGCTGGCGCATTACTTCGAAGACATCGACATTTCGCACATCTTTCACTCCGACAAAAAGCGTACGCGAGAGACGGCGAAGATAATTGCCGATCGCAAAAACATGAAGGCGACCGGCAACCCCAATCTATCAGCTTGGAATGTTGGCGATCTTGGGGGTAAACCGAAAGATGAACAAAACCTCGACATCATTGAGTGGCACGTCAATCACCCTGACGATCCGCTGCCTGGCGGTGAAGCCCTCAACCAATTCAAAGACCGCATTCGTCCTTTAATCATGGAAGCAGTCGAAGCTGCCCGTGAGAACGGTGTACCCATTCTCATTGTCGCGCACTCCAGTGTGATCCATGAGGTTGGCAGTATGTTGACGGATGACCACGAACATACCTTAGTCGAACCTGGTGGAGTATGCGCGATTTTCATTCACAACGGCGAGCTTGATGCGGCACCCATTTTTAAGTCCCGTGGGAAGCCTCTGCTCAAGACCGGCGAAATTCTTACCTAAATAAAACCCGAACTCAAGGAGTTGGATTATGGCAGAAGAAGTAGGCAGCTATCCGTCCGTCACCGTCAATTCAGTAGGCATTGCAATCGGCTTACCTATCGGCAATCGCCCGACCACACCACTATGGGGAGTGGCCCTAGCTACCCAGAGTTTTCCACTGAACACATCAGTCACACATGTGTTGGTGCAGAACGTGGAAGTCGGAGAAGCCCGCAATCAGATTGTGGAGTGGGCACTGCAGCACAACGCCACTTACGTCTTGTTCATCGATGATGACGTGATCCTTCCTCCTTTCGGCGCCCAACGTCTCGGTTACGCCTTAGATGTCCGATCGATGGAGTTATACCCGGACGATAAGGTCGCCGTGTGTTGCGGCATCTACATGTCTAAAGAAGAACTATCAACCCCAGTGATCTACAAAGAAAACGGTCATGGTGCGTTTTGGAACTGGAAGGTTGGAGAAATCTTCGAAGTCGAGAGCGCCGGTACAGGTTGCATGCTGATTCGTACCGATGTGTTCAAACATCTGGAAAAGCCGTACTTCAAAACCGTAGAACAGTACATCGATGTAAACGGGCAGCTCGGCTGTCAGAAAATGACAGACGACATCTACTTCTGCATGAAAGTGCGGGCCGCAGGTTTCAAGATCATTGCCCACGGTGGAGTATTGTGTGGCCACTTCGATGTCAAGACTAACCAGATCTTCAGCCTCTCTGAAGACAGTTATCCAGTGAAAGCGGCCCGCGAAGAGGAAGAGCGCCGAAACGTTTTGCCTGCTGTCGAAGAGGCTCCGAGTTTAGAACTTACCAACGCCAAGTAATTGAGGTCAACATGAATAGCGATACTTTTGCCTGCTTTTCCAGCTTGTATCCCACGGGTCATCCGTTTGCGCTGCCCGCATCCATTACCACTACCACTACGACTGAGACCGCCTTCCTGTTGGCAAACGGCAACCCTGCCGTCATCAACCTGCCCACGGGCAAGGAAATTCTTGGTTCGCAGACTCCGTTCAGTCCGAACGCAAACGCTACGTATGCGGCTGAGAGTGGACGAGCTGGTAAGTGGCTGGGTGAAACACGTCCGTTCTTCAACAGCTCCAGCTTCAACAACCGGCCTTTCCGACTTCGGGCCAGCGGCTTTATCGCGGGTGGAGGCACCACACTCACCTCGATCGCGGCGAGCATCAACGTTTACGCCTCGCTGACCACAGCCACGGTTGTGACAAGCGGCACAAAAATCGCAGGGGTTGCCATTACCGGAGGCATTGGCAACACCAGCGCCAACTGGATGGTCGAAATGATACTGCAGTGGGATTCGGTTAGCCAAATCCTCAGCGGTTTCCGTAACACCTTCGTCGGCAACTTGCTGACGGCAGGAAACCAGTCCGGGTTGACTCTTACCAACTCCATCTCTGGAATCACCCTGACCAGCATCAACTTCGGCGCAACGTGGGTTTTCGCAACCACCAGCACCGCTAACACAGTGGGGCTAGTTGAGCTTGCCCTAGAAATGGTCTAAATCACAACCTCCCGCGAAAGGGGAAACGTATGAGTGAGTACAACGAAATCGACCGCATGGTGATGGAGAGTCCGGAACTATTGGGTAAAGAGTGCATCGGTTGTTACCGTGTCCTTGCCTATAAGTTCTTCGATCGAGACTCTTCATCCCGTGACGGTCGCAAACACATGTGCGGTCTGTGCCAATCTGCAGAGCGCCTGAGCACGAATGAGCATTACCACCGGCAGCGCGAGATGAACTACCGCGCCTCCCAGAACCAACGCTGGGATCACCAGGAAGAACTCTACGACGACCTGTCCAAAATCGGCAGGCCGATGATGAGTTCTGACTTGATGAGGGCTCTTAGTTACATGGTTCCTGATCTTTATGTCACCGCCGGAAACATTGTCGGTGATTTGGCTGTTTTCAAGACTTATCCACAGCCGCAACCGCAGTTGGATGGACGGTCGTTTGAGTATCTCTTTTACTGTCCAACCGGACTACTTCCGGAATTCAGCATGTACGAATTCAACGATCGAGATGTACCACTCCGTGAAAAACAGCGCGGCTGGCGCACTATCCTTCTGCGGCTAATCAAAGCTCGAATGCTTACTGAAGATCTGGCACATAAAGTCTTCGGCAAGCCTGAGGGTAAGGCCGCTACCCGTTACTTGCGGCAGTTATACGAATTCAGAAACAACTAACCGCCGCGAACGGACTTTTCGCAGGGAGATAGAATGTCAGATGAAACCGCAACACCCGTACGAAAGCAGCAACTTACTTTAGGCATCGAAGAACTACAAGCACTCATAGCCTCATCCGTATCTGAAGCAGTCAAACAATCGGGCCACGCTTTCGCCGCAGCCCTTCTCGAATCCCGCAAACCCTATACCGACCCTCGTCAGGAAGCGAACGCAGCCATGATGAAGGAAGGTTTCAAAGTGTCTCAGGAACGCATGAACGCTGAGATCGAGGCCAGCAGAGCAAGCTGTGAGCACGTTCAAGGTTCAAACGCTCTCAGTGAATTTCAAGGACAAATGGGCTCCTTCGTTCTTCACCAGCTCGATACAGGGGTCGTCATTGGCATTTGTACGAATTGCCAGAAAACGATCTGGTCGAACTCCACCGATCCGGAAGACCTCAAATACTTCAAGAAAAAGCAAGCCAACCGCATGTCAAAGGCCGGTCAGCGAGTCTTTATGGACCCAATGAAGGCAATGGCGGCACGATAAGGAGCATTCTTGGCTGTTACTAACTCCCTGCAACGCATTATGAATGTCGCTCAAACGTACATTCGTAACGCGCCACTGACCTTTCCCGCATTGGCTGCACCCAACGACCTGGCTTTACTGGCCGGGGATTGGGTGCGCCAATTTATTTTGTCGCCTCCTTTTGCGTGGCGATGGAATCGCACCGTCAACACATTCACTACGGTGGCCGGGACGCAGGATTACGCTGTCAGTAACAGTACCTTCGGTTGGCTTGAACGAGCGTCTGTAACCGATAACACGGGCAGTAGTCCAGTTGTTACTGAGTTATCGATCCAGCTTAGACTCGGTGAGGAGTCCGTAAACAACCAACCCGTGTACGTATCACCTCGCCTCGATAACAACGCTGGCTCCATCACCTTCCGTCTTTCACCACCGCCGGACAAGGTGTACACGGTCACACTCGAAAGCCAGAACGTCCCGGCCAACTTTGTGAACCTCACCGATCTGTGGACGCCACTTCCGGACTACCTCTCCTATTTATACATGCAAGGATTCCTGGCTAAGACCTACGAATACTTCATGGATGAACGTTTCGGCAGCAGCATGTCACTGTTCATCAAACAGCTCATCGCGGCCAACGATGGCCTGGATGAAACCCAGATCAACATCTTCCTCGATCGCCAGATCGCTACCCAGCGCGAGCAGAACACTCGCCTCCAGAACGCTCAACTCGGAACTCAGGATCGAGCGCTCGGATAAAGGACAAATGAAACGACTGTGGCAGTTGTTATGCACACTCAGACTCTACCGATTGGCCAACGCACTCGCGATGGCTCACAACGCACCATACGCCGCCGGAGATATGATTCTATGTCTACGGCATCCCAATCAAACCAATCATCGGAGAACGTCCTTCGTAAATGGTTTGTTTACTACCCAAGGTGTCGGTTGGGTATCCTGGTTGGATGCCATCTTGCCTGAGATAGAAGAGCAAGACGATATGAAGGCCCGCGACTTCACGTTCCCAACCAACAACGATGTTCCCATGTGGGCGCCCGCACTGGCATCGTCTTGGGATTGGGTTGGATACATCGATGAGAATTGAAATCCAGATCTATAAAGACGATGGCACGCTGGTAAACACAACCACAGCAGACGCCCTTCAACCAACCAACTGGAAAACCATTATTGATCAGCCAATCGCAGAAGGCGAGTATCGCTTTTTCGGTTGGACCTATCAGCCGATGGTAGTCCGTGCCAGCAAAGCAGGGGGATTCTAAATGGCCAGTACGATCACGTTGCAGCAGATCATCAAGAGCACCAGGGCTTATGCGGAGTTGAATCCCCAGCTACCTCCCGGTGGCTGGACGCAGGAGCCTGCCCTCACGATCGCAAACGACGTGATGCAGAAGATTCTCGCGCAGCCAATGGACTGGAAGTGGAACCGGGCCTACGTACCGGCGATCCTTACCGTTGGGTTGCAGGAAGACTACGTAACTCAGGTTACTAACATGGGCTGGCTCGAAAGCGCCGACCGCATCGATATCAATAACTCAACTAACAACGGCAACCTCGCTCCGAAGCCGGTGTTCTCGATGGAGTCGGTTCGCGACTTAGGCCGCACGTCCTTTCAGGGCTATCCCTTCAATTGTTCCTTTGTTCCTAACTCGCTGGCATATCTCGGCCAGTGGTATGCGAATACTGTTTACGGTTGCGCCTACGGCGTTGCTCAGATTCCGATCACACCCATCCAGCAATTCATGGATGCGAATGGAAACATCCTTTATATAGACAGTTCCGTCCTGGGCTTGAACATCAACAGCCCCGGCTTCACCGGCACGCCGATCCTCTTACCAACACCGAATCCTTACGGCACCTCCGGGAATGTGCAACCAGTGCTACCGGCGAACTCTGCTCCAGGGACAACCGTCCCTGATGGCAGCGTGACCTGGACCGTCGCCAATCCAAACGGCTATGCGATTCGGGTTGTTCCTCTGCCCGCGCTCTCAAGTTTGGCCTGGTTGATGGAGCCGATCTACCAAGTGAAGCCCCCTATTATCACCTCACTGCAGCAAACCCTGGCGCCGATCCCTGATGAGTTTTGCTACCTCTTCCGCCAAGGCTTCAAGACCATGTGCTTTGAGCACGCTGGCTCAAAGATGTTCATGGAATCGTTCCAGCGCTGGGAAGAAGATCTTCGAGTGGCTGTCCGGTCTGCGGACAGAGAGCGCGAAGACGCCACGATGTATCCCTCCGAAAGTCTCATGGGTGGTGGCCCGGCCAGAACCGGCATGCCAATCGGACCCGCATGGCCGTATGAATATTCCGGAGGCTTCTAATGCCGTCAATCGCTCAGTCTGTACAGGCGGCACAGAGCCTCGATCACAACCGCTTTGAGCCCGTGGAGCCCACCCCACGGGTCAACCCTCCCATGCCCACGCCCACTCCGGTGGCCTCGGTGCGCGACATGTTCTTGCGTTGCCCGCTCCCTCCCATCACTTCCAATCCTGACTCCCTGCGCCAGTTCTATAGAGGAACGATTCCTCAGACCCGCATCCTGCCAATGGCTCAATAAATGACAAGCCCGATTCAACAAGCGGGCGGTCAGATGTCTCGACCGCCGAAGTACGTGCCCATCTTCACGAATCGATGGTTCACCGGTCTGTGGACACAGCGTAGTCCGCTGCGTGATGCGGCCACCGAATATTTGTATGAGAAGTTCTACTCAGGCTCGCGATTTGATTCACTCATCGGTGGATCGAACATGGAGTTATCCAACAAACTAACTCTGCAGCGACGACCAGGTTGTTCCGTCTATAACTCGGCAACGTTCCCGGCGATTGATAGCTTCTATCCTTTTAAGACCTTCAGCGCGGGTAATCCTGAAGAAATCACGGTCATGGCTGATACTGCGTCGGTTGTCTATGACGCAACCGGACCATCCACTAAAATCGCAATATTCGACAAAGCTGCCAGTGCTGGGGAAGCTTACCTGCAAGGTGTGGGCAACACCCTGTACATGGGAGATGGTGTCGATACTAAACAGTGGCTGAACCCGCCGCTATGGACGGCAAGCACCCAAGTGTCTGTGGGTCAGCTAGTACAGGACACCAGTGTAGATAATCATCTTCAATATCTGCATGCAGTGCAAGTAGGACACATCACCAGTGTCACTGTCGCGTGTAACGTTGCCACACTAACGTTTAACAGCACGAACTTTCAGGTGAGTCAAGGCACTAGCTTTACTCCGGCTGGCTTATCAGGTGCATCGTTTCTCAACGGCAATAAATATATCGCCTTGAGCGTGGTGCCATCCAGTGGTAGCTATCTCGTCAATGTTACCTGTGTTAATAATGCCTACGGTCCCAACAGCGACTCGGGTACTGCAACATCGACAGATATAGGACTCATCGGCACGACCAGCGGTAGCGCTCCGTCCTGGAACACCGGCACTCACGCCCTCACCACTGACGGCCTCCTCACTTGGGAGTGCTTCGAAGGCACGGGCACAAACCAACAAGTATTTCAGTGGGGCGAGTATGGTGCGCCAGTACCTCCAGCAATCAGCCCCATTACCGCTTACCTCAGCTCACTGAGCGTATGGCAACCGCTGACTGCCTATAGTGCTGGTGTTATCGTTCTCGATCAATTGGGTAACGCGCAATACTGTTGCACTACTGCCCTGTCGGGCGCAACCTATCCAACCTTCAAGACCAGCTTCGACAGCGGTGGCATCGCTTCTTTCGTTCAAGACGGCGGCGTGACGTGGTTGTATGCCGGTACCCCTGCCAACGGTTGGATAGCGAGCTTTCCGCTCCCAGCGTCTGGAACCAGTCTCGGCGGCTATGTCATTACCGACTCGAACGGCAACATACAAATAGGAGGCCCGACCGGTACAACGGGCGCCACCGTTCCAGTATGGAATACAACATATCTCGGCACTACAAGCGACTCCGGCGTGACATGGACAAACTACGGCCCCGGCCCCGCCCTTGCATTCCAGGGCTGGCAGTACGGTTGGTCTTTCCACTGCATTGATGGCTCGGTGACCACAATGTCTCCGCTCAGCCAGTCCACGCACGGTGTCATCGGTGGAGTTACAGTAACCGGTACGGGTCTGGCCGTCAACAACGGCTACAACGATTTCCAGATCGACTCGATCTGGCTTTTCCGCACGACAGACGGCGGATCGATTCCCTTTTTCCTCACCAGCATTCCGTTCGTCGCAGCTCAAACGTTTACCTATATTGATAACAATCCTGACTTCTTGCTCAACGAGTTCATTCAAGGACCGCAGGATTCATCGAACAATCCCCCGCCCGCTGGCTTAATCAACATCACTTACTATCTGGAAAGGATGTGGGGGAGTGTACAGAACGTTATCTATTATTCCGGTGGACCTGACACAATCACAGGTAACGGCCTCACTTCCTTCCCGCCTGAGAATAACTTTGTGTGGCCCTCGCTTGTCACCAAACTGGTGCCAAGCAGCCAGGGAATGATCGTTCTTAGTAACTCGAATCTCGGCACGATCTCCGGTAACGGAACCGCAAGCAATCCATTCTTCCCGCCACCGTTCCTGTCTAATATCGGACTGTCGAGTTACAACGCCCTCGATGTAAACGGTAGCGTGCTGTATCTCATGAGCGCCGATGGTCATGTGCTGGAGTTAGATCCCAATTCCGGCGTATCAGAAATTGGCTTCCCAATCGGTGACCAGTTCGACACCACCTACAACCCAGCGAGTGCTTATCTCGCGTGGCATGTTGCGGGCTCGCAAGACAAAGCGCTATACGTGTCTAACGGCAGCACCGGATGGTACCGAATGAATCCGACGCCCGCTCCGGAAACAACATCTGGCGGCGTGTTGTGGAGTCCATTTGCGACCATCACAGGCGGCGTCCAAGCCGTGCAGTCCCTTGAAACGACACCCGGCGTTCGAACCCTTCTGCTCGGCCCAACCAGCAGCGGTCCCATTCTCAAACGAGACCTGACAACATTCCAGGATAACGGCACTCCGTACACCTGCAATGCTGTCATCGGTAGCATCGTCCTCGCACAAGCGGGCGAACTGTCCGAGGTTTCCTTTTTCATGACCGAGTGTATGCCGGTAGGAAGTCACCCAACAATCAGCGTACTCCTGGATGAGATCAGCGGTACTTTTGAAGCTCTCCCCACCAGCACTGTAGCCTCCGTGTTACCCGCCAGCACAACGCTTTATACCGACTGGTTCTATCTTACTCAGGGATTGGAACCAGCTCTATGTCGTCACTTACAGTTAGAGATAGCCTTCCCTGCGGAGAACTTCAAGGCCGAGGTATTGACTTATACCATTTACGGACGCCATTTTAGCGAGAGGTAATATGCCAGAACGTATTGATTACATTCTTGATGAAGTACGCGATATGCGTAGGGAAGTAACCGAGGGCTTCAAAGAACAAGTACAGCGCCTTACCCATATTGAAACACAGTTAGAGCCGTTGTTCGATAACGGTCAACCGGGTGTGATCACGTTGCTAAAACAAGATGTTCAATCACTGAAGGATAGTCACAACCGACAGCTCGGTTGGTTGGCGGGCATAAATGTCCTCTTCGTGATCTGCTGGCACTTTGCCGCTTCCAAAATCCCCTTCCTAGTACCTTTCATTCGATAGTGATCACATTCCGTAACCTAACCCACTCGGATCGCGCTCTATTAGAGCAAGCATGCGCAGCCGATTTGTGGCACCGAGATTGGATCAAGACCTGGTTTTTCTTTGTACCTCAATGCATGACGATTCTCGGATCGGACGAGGCAGGCCCAATCCTTTTCCTGCGCATGCAGCCCAAGGGCGAAGCCGTTTACATCTTTGCTCAGTTTGTATGCCGCGACCAGGCCCGTAGCGCTCGCGCAATGCTCGAAGGCTTTGAGATTGTGAAGGCTCGCATCCGGCTCGGTGGTTACAAGCGAATCGTAATGGACAGCATTTCTCCTTTGTTAGTGCGCTTCTGCCTGAAGAAACTCGGCTTCCAACCCTATCCAGAACCCAACAGTTATTCATACGAACTATAGGATGCTCATGATCAAGCCACAGTTAGTAACTACACGGGCGGTATACGATTTCACCGGAGAGTTGGTGGAGCTGCGGGCGTTTCTGTACGCAGGCCCAGTGGCCTTGTGTGGTCCGAGTGGCCAGCAGCAAGCGATCGCCGCACAGCAACAGCAGTTTTATAGCACGATGCAGCAAGACTACTCAACCATGTTTGCCGGTCAGCAAAACATTCTCACTAACTTGCAGAATTCCTGGAACCCAGTATTGCAGGCTGGAATCAATCAATACGGTTATAGTGCGCCAGAAACTGCGGCCCTGCAATCAACGGCCACGCAAGGTACGGCCACGCAATACGCCAATGCTTCGAGAGCCCTGAATGAGGGTATTGCTGCTAGAGGTGGTACATCTTTTATTCCTTCCGGCGCTAGTCAGCAGATGCAGCAATCTGTAGCGACCGCTGCGGCGAACCAGCAATCGAACGAACTACTTGGCATTCAGCAATCCGGTTACGCGCAAGGTCGCCAAGACTATCTCGCCGCCGCAGGCGCCCTTAGCGGCGTTGCGCAGTTACAGAACCCGCTAGGATACGCAGGCACAGCTAACCAAAGCGGAAGCTCCGCTTATCAATCTGCATATCAAAACCAGCAGATGCAGAACCAGATGTACAGCCAAATCGGTGGAATGATTGGTGGCGCGGCCATGAACATTATGGCTCCCGGCCTTGGTACCGCCTTCAACAATGCGATCGGTTTATAAATGAATAAAATAGAAGCCGGTCAGCGTTTTGGGCGTCTTACAATTAGAGAGCGTTTCGGTAGGCGTGGTTACAGCCTACGCAATTCAGTAGCGTGCTGCCATCAATGTAATAGTGCTAAATCAGACCATAGCTACGAATCATTCGTAGCGTGGATTAGCAGAGTACACGCTAATATCGAGAAACACAATGGTATCTAAACTGGAAGCGTTGGTCGATGCGATCTCCCGCGCAAATGGTGGAGCAGATCCAGAAAGCCAATGTTACAATCTACGCAATCCATTATTGATTCGATCCTTTGCTCGTCCGGGTAAGCATGAAACGGATGAACAGGGAAGACGTGTGTTCAGTTCATATCTCAGCGGATATAAAGCGGGCCTATTCGATATCGAATTAAAGATCACGGGTAAGAGTAGAGCTGGACTTACCCCCGAGAGTACCGTAGCTCAATTGCTTGGCGTTTACGGCATCAAGGAACCAGGTGGGATCTCCACCGTGATCTCCTTTCTGCGCCGGGCCTTGAAAGATGTGGAGATTAAATCTGCCACACCTATTAGTTACTTTGTTGAGGCATCCTAATGGCAGACGGTACCGATCCTAGTACTCCAATCCAAAACGATATCAACCAAGCGGTTGCAGTTGGAGGCGTGCCCCCAACTCCCCCGCCAAACATCATGCCGCCTACTGCCCCTCCTGCAGGAACACCGGGGCTGGCGCCGGATGCTGCACCGAATACGGCGAACCTTCCTGCAACCACAAGATCTGCTGGAACAGCCGCACCCCAGATAAACCCACAGCAAGTGCAGGAGATAGCGAAGCATGCCTCCATTGGTAAAATATATTCAACATTGGTGGGCCAGAAATCCCCCGGACAACTATGGCGCGGAATTTTAGCTGGAGCCCTCATGGGAGGAGCTAGTAGCGGCGGTGGGGAAGGTGGCTTCCTCGGAGGCATGAACCGAGGTGGGGCTGCGGTGATGCAGAACCAAAAAGCCCAGCAGCAACAGCAATTGGAAAACCAACTGAAGATGCAGAAGGCGCAGGAGGACAAACAGCTTGCAGCCGACGATCATCTCTATCACCAAGCTGCGACCGCAAAGGCAAACGCCGAAACAGCGGAGGCCGCACACCGTCTAGATAAGCAGACAGCAGATGAATTGGCCGCGACGAAAGCTCAACAGTCAGCACAACTCAACCTCTTGAGTCAGACGCCAGGCGCCCAGCAAGTCAAGTTCACGACCGCTGACGGACCGCAGGATTATACAACCATCAAAGATTTCATGCAGCAAGCAACACAGAATCCTTCCATCCTTCATCCCACCGATACAAAGAATTACGAACGTCACTTTGTCGTGATCCCGACTTCTGGCGAAGACGTAGAGGCCAAGTTCAACGGCCAGCATTGGGAGAACGCTAAAACTGGTGAACCTATAAGCGTCGGTCTTGATGCTCACATCGTCGGCTTCGATATTCAAACTAATCAATATAAGGTACCTGTTACGACCTCAGGAAAAGATCTACGCACCGCCTACCCAAGTTTGAAAGATCGATGGAAAGATAATCAGACCTATCAAGTCAGCCAAGAGCAGAAGGATGCTTTTCAGTCCCAGAATTACAAAAACAAAAAAGATGAAGCTGATATAGCTGATAAGAACTCGCAAGCGGCAGAACGGTACTCCAATGCGAGAAAGAACGATGCTCAAACCAAAGCTATGGGTAAATTGGGTGTCCCTCTTTCTGAGAACTATGTGGCAGACCCCGACGCCTTCACAAAGAGTGAGGCCGATCTTCGCAAGACATTGGCGACTCAACAACAGACTGTCCCTCAGTATTTCTCAACGGCCTACGCTATCGGTCACTACGATTCAGAAATAGGAAAGAACTTCAGTCCCCGACCTTATAACCGTCCGGGAATGCCGATCCAACCATCATCCGCTGAAGTGACAAGCTTCATTCGCCAATTCATCAACCCCACTTATGACGAAAATAAGTTTGGTGCGATGAAAGAGATGGAGAAAGAGTACGCTTCTTCTCGGCCTAACACTGCTGGTGGTAACGCTATAGCTTACAACACCGCGATCAACCATCTCGGCATGTTATATGACGCCTCGGTTGCTTTGAAAACTAACGACATCCAGAAGGTCAACCAAATCACTCAGTGGTTGAGTGAACAAACTGGCCACAATGTCAAACCGAACTTTGACGCAATCAAAGCTGCGCTCGTTGGTGAGATCGGCAAAACCTTCAAGGGGGGAGCGGTCGATATTCCAGAGGCGGAACGCATCGAGCAAACGATCGAAGCTTACGAATCGCCTGACCAGCTTATCAATAGCGGTGTAATCGAAACCTATGCCAAATTGATGAAGTCTAAAGCTGATGTGTTGGATGATCATTACTACACCATCAAAGGCAGACATCCAGAGAACATAACTCAACCATCCTCTGTCGCAATCCTTAACAAATTGCAACCCAAATATGCAGAAGATCCTACAACCCACCAGAGATATGTTTCTCACCAAGGTGGGGCTCCGGGGAGTTGGGTAAAGGTGAACCAGTAAAATGGGTGATCTTCCTGCTGGCGCAGTCCTAATAGATAATACGAACCAAAGCACAGGCACTTCTGGCGGGCAGGATCAGACCCAGCCCGGTCACCTTCCGCCTGGAGCGGTGATGATGGAGGGGGCGGCAAACACGCCCGCTCCCTCTCAACAACCACCACAGTCGTCTAGGCCGTGGTGGAAAAGTGTCACTCCTGAATCTTACGTTGAAGATCATCCAGAAGGTATGCTTACCAGTGCGATTAAACTGGGCAAGCAACTAGAAACAGTCAACCCTATAGATATGGCTATAGGCGGTACTAAAGCCGCTGGCGACACTCTGTTAGGCGCTGATAATCTCATACGTAAGGGCTTGCGATCAGTTACTTCCAACGAGCAGCAGAAGTGGCTTCGCGACCACATGTTGAACATCGATCCCGAAACGGAAGAGAACTGGGGTTTGAAGAAAGGCGACCTGGAAGCTAAAACTCCGGGAGAGTGGATCGGTAAAGGTGGCGAGAACGTGATGGAGTTCTTGCTAGGCGATGAGGCTCTCAAAGCTATGCCTGCTGCGAAACGATTTGCATCGATGCAGTTAGTAGCTAAAACAATGGCCCAGCACCCACAGCTTGCAAAACTGGCGGATTACGGTCTAACTTTGTTACGCCAAGCTGGTGTCAGCAGTGGTCAGGGTTTGCTCAAAAATGGTGGAGACTTCGACCAAGCCTTAAAAGATTTCGAACACACTGCTGAAGTTGGCGGTCTTATTGGTTTGATCGGCGCTGGCGGACCTGTGTTGCGCAAAGTATTCTCTCAGGGAACCGAGGTAGCCAAGGCGGAAGCGGCGGCGGAAGCGGCGGCGGAAGCGGCTGGAAAAGAAGGCGGAAACTTATCCACGAAGCTTGGCAAGACGCCTGGCACTCAGACAGATATAGTGAGAAAGGTCCAGGAGCAGATCTCTGAGGCTACGGACGAGATGGAGCAATCCTATGCTTCAGGTATGGATGCGTTGCGAACTCCTGCGAAAGATATTCGAGTAGTGATCAAAGGCAGTAAATTGGAAAAAGCGGCACAAGATATACAAGATGATCCGAGAATGCCTTCGGATTGGGCGAAGGCTCTAAACAGTGCCCTTCCTGAAACCGATCGCATAAAAGGAACGTTGGATCAGATCTTATCACCCGGCAAGGATGCTAAGACACAACTTACGTGGGAAGAAACTGAAGCTATTCGCCAGAAACTGGGTCGGATAGTACGCGCACTACCCAACGGTCCAGGTAGTGGAGCTATGGGTGAGGTTCGCAGCCAATTTATAAAATTGCGCTACGCGCTTGATGATGCTGCTGTGCAAGCAGCGGAGGACGCCGGTAAGCCTGAGGTCGCGAAAGAAGCAAAAGCGATTCGTGATCAATACGCCACTACGTTGAAAAAAGTGGAGGATAGTTCGATCCAGTCGTTGAGCGACAAAGATCCCAACAGTGTGGCGAATATTTTACTAAATTCCCAATCTGTTCATAACGTGGACACGTTGAGAAGCTTGATCGGTCATGAGAATATGCCGAATGTTGAAGGCGCCATCTGGCAGCGAATGATGGATCGTGCCAACGCTGGAGGCTCATTCGACTATAAAAAATTACTCTCTCAGTGGAAAAGTCTCGAACCTGAAGTGAAAGAAGCTATCTGGGGAAGAGATATAGCTGGTGGTCAAAGTGGTCCACTACGAGCGAGTCGGTTGCCTCAAATTGAATCGTTCATTGAGAAAACTGTACAAGATATGGCTCAAGCAAGCGAGGAAGTAAGCAAAGCTCGCGTGATAGACAACGCTCGACTCGTATCCCAAAAAGGAGCGGGCGAGTTAGGGATGGTTGGAGCTGGGGTCAGCGCTACCGGTTACGGGGCTCATCTAATCTACAAACACTCACAGACAGGAGGAAAGGAAGGCAGCATAGAACAAGGCACTGCTTTCATCGCTCTTGGTATGGGATTGGGCGCGATGATGCACTTACCAGCTAGAATGCTCGCTGATCCCCTTATACGAAAGGCTGTGACCGAAGCGATGGATGCTGCCGGTGGGCCGAAAGCTCGCACTGCGGCTATGGCGGCTGCTTCTGTTATTCAGCACGCCGATCCGTCGATAAAAATAGAGAATGAAAACGAGGGCGGGGATCTACCTTCTGGAGCTGTTATTCAACCTCAGAGATCTCTTCAGCAGCCATAGTTTAGCCCAAGCATCGATCGCTCTCGAAGCGAAGTATGTAACTACAAGCGCCAACGGCAACAACCAACAGAGTTCCACGGATACAGGGCAGGCGAAGGCATAAGCAGCGAGCAGAAGCGTTCTCATTGTGATAACTCCTCGCTCAAAATTGGAGCATAAAAACATAACCCTGTCAAATAGAAAAAACCCCCGGAACGAAACATGCGAGGGAGCATGGCCGGGGGCTTTCTGATACATGCAGGATTGAAATGTTACCACAGCCACCTTTATGGTGGCTTTTTTATTTTACGGGAGCTGAAGCAAATTCACCCTCCGCAGATACTCAGTGATCCCACCACCCGCTGCATTGATGTCGAGCTGGAACTGAATACCGCTGTCGTTATTCCAGCCTGGTGGAATCGGTCCAGCCGGTTGCGTCAGATTGAAGGTTGTGTACACGTAATCGATACCCAGCGTGTCGTAGTGCTCGCAGGGATAGCCGTTACACGACGTATCGCCCGGAACTCGATGCACGAACCACTCTATGTGGTGCCAGCCGGTTTTAAGGCGGCATGGCAACGGTGTGTCGTGCCAGGCTGGATTCAACTGATCCCAGATCTGCCAGTTACCGCCCGTAACGCATTGTGATCCGAACATGAATTCGTAGGGGGCACTGAACACGAAGGCGTCATACTCATAGGCTTGCACGGTTTGATTAGGGATGTAGGCATCGAATTCCGAGATGAAGTAATTAGCTGTGGTGGCTCCTACCTTCAAATAGAAGAGTGCATTCGTGTAAGCGGGGCCACCAACACCAATTTCAAGATCACCGACGAAGCCCTTTGCAGTTCCACGTTCGTTAGTGGTGCTGGTTGGGACACCTTCTCCACCTGGATTGCAGTTAGGCAGTACGCAGGTGGTGAAGGGTTTTGTTTCGAGGTTGGTATTGATCTGGCCGAAAAGTGAGATCGAGCAGAGGCACAGTAGGGTCGCCAGAAATGTTTTCATTAGTTCTCCTTCCGCACAGTGATATTTGGGACGATAGTAAGTTCTCTGAGCATGCGAGTGAGATCCGTACGTGACATCTTCACCATCGCGATGCCGTTCTCTGTGAAGTCGAATATGTCAATGGGTGAATTATCGACGGTTGGATCTGCGAAAGTAGGTATGTCTAGCATTATTCCTCCACGATCTTATCGATCAGATTGATTTTCAATGCATCTTCTGCACTGATGTAGTAATCCTTGCGATCAATGAGCTTGTCGATCTGCCGGGCCGTCTTGCCGGTGCGCGAGGCCAGGACGTTGTTGAGGGTGCTCTGCAGATGCTCCATGTGTTTGTAGCGATCGCGCTGCTCTCCCAGGTCTCCTTCGTTCGTGCCTCGGAGCTGGTGGAGCATGAAGTGCGCGTGCGGGGTGGCGTAGCGGTGGCGTGCGGCCTGCAGGATGATCACGCCCATTGACATGCAGGCGCCGGTGGCCATGATGTCAATCGGCACCTTCTTCCCGATCCGCTTAACGAGATCGTAAATAGCCAGTCCACAGTTGATATCGCCGCCGTATGTGAACAGGTCCACCATGATGGGATCTTCACTGAGGGCTGCGATGTAACCCAAGGTGTGAGTGGTCACTGAAAGAGCGATATCAGTAATCGGTCCCTGCAGGAAGAACCGCCGCATTTTCTCATTGCCGTACTTTACGAGATATTCTCCGTAATCGAGCATGTCCTTCGGCTTCTCTAATTCATTGTTCATCGATTGTCTCCCTCGCTCTTGATCACATTACGGTTGCGACGATCTTTCAGTTTTGCGATGTTCATCTCTGCGATGTCACTAAGTGTGTAGCCCAACTCCGACGCAGATGCGGAGAGGTACCAGAGAACATCTCCCAGCTCTTTGGCGAACTCCTTCTTGTCACAGGGCGTTAGATTTTTGCTGGTCATGCTGTTGTGGTTACGCCAGTTCTTTTTTACCTTATCGAGATATTCACCGGCCTCGCCTGCCAACCCCATTGCTGGATAGACGAGATTATGAGTGCCAACACCTTCAACGCTTGGGTACGAAGCTGTAACTAAAGCAAACTCCTGGTACTCATGGAAATTCATATACTCCTTTTCATAACTCCGTGAGGCTCGTTAGTAAAATGATCCACATAGTACATAAGCGCCTTAAAGAATATGCGCTCATCTGATTCAATAAATCCGAGAAGGGTATTGCACCTTTTGCAGAGCAAGCTTCTCATTTGTTTACACTGGTGGCAGTGATCCAAGTTAGCCGACATTGAGAGTCTGCCATCTCTCTGTAATGGTCCTTTCTTGCAAATAGCACAACATTGTTTTTGTCGTTTCAACATCCAATCGAGATCTTCCGGTTGTAAACCAAACCTCCTTAACCTATTATTGCGTTTGTGGTACAAGACCCGCTCTCGATTACGAACCCGGTAAGCAGCATTCCTATCTAGTTTTCGCTGAGGTGTCTTCACGGTATGTCACGACCCAGCAATTTCTCGTGGAGCATTCCCATAGAATTGAACATGACGGCGCAAAGGGCATCTTCAAGATCAGCAGTGCTTGCTTTATCCCCCCATCCTCTGACGATCAACCATACATCTTGCACATGGCGTATAAGCGACTTCAAATATTGGCGTCGAGGCATACCCTTGGTCCAGTTATCAGAGTCCCGCAGTCTGCCATCGGACTGCTTCCGATGTAGTGTCATGTAGTCTCCGAATCGAGCGATGACCAGCGGCGATAGAAATCCCTCATAATCGTTCTTGTTCACGTCGGTGTCTCTGGTGGCGCCGGTTTCGAACTGACGAACAGAATGTCCTTGCACCGGATAGGGGTCTTTGTTTGGATACTCACGCTCGTAGATATCACTAACAGGTACAGGTAATGGGCTCATCAGTTCACCTCCACCGGTGACAGCTCGCGCTTCAGATGCTCCACATCCCGGACGTGAATTATGTTGGGCAGGCGGTCGAAGATCTGTTGCTTGCCGCCGACTACATAGATTGGCTTACCAAGACTCCATGCCAAACCCATTTCAAACATGCGGGCGCCAGAGGCTATATGAGACGGAACGAACTGTCCTGAAATATCGTCCGTGAAGCGGACGAAAGCATCACACTCTTTGATATCCGCCACGTCTCTGATGGCATCCTCGCGCAGCGATTTTTCTGTTGTAACAGATGGATGGTTGCCATCTTCGAGCCAGTTAGCTGTAACCCCGATGCCGCCCGCTCGAAGGTCAAAGGCCACTTCCTGTATCTCTTCACGCCTGCTCCATGCCGCCGCTAAGTAACAGTTCATAAGATGACCTCGATTGGTTTGTTGACTACTTTGTAGGCTTCGTTGACCTGGGAAGCATTGACGAAGGTGGTGTTTGCGTTGTCAGTATTGATTCCATAACCGCCGTGAATATGCCCAAATACATGTAACGAGATATCTAATTCAGCAATCCTCTCTAACAGATCGTCGCAGCCGAGGTGATCAGTAGCGACCATACTGTCGTCGCCGCCTGGATGTGACTGATCCAGATATCCAAACGGTGGTCCATGAGTGACTAAGATATCTGTGTCATTTGGTATTCGATCCCAGTACACCGCTATAGCTGGACCCCGGTGAACGTTGAAGGCCCAGTCGAAGAACCACGGCGTTACCGGTGAGCCGTAGAATAGGCGCCCGTCGATCATCGTTGATGAGTTCTCCAGGTACTGGACCCGGCCCCAATCAAACGTTGACCACCAGTCTGGCTTCTTGGCTTCGAGAGCAAAATCATGGTTTCCACTTACAACTACAATGTGTTCACAGGGCTGCTTGTTTAACCAGAGCACCGCTTGCTCTACCTCGCTACGTGTACCCATCGACGTGAGGTCCCCTGCGTGAACCAAAACATCACTTGGAGGAATCACCACTTGGTCATGCAGTGAGTGGGTGTCTGATATACAAATGAGTTTCACTGCGTAACCTCTGTTTGATTGCTAACGGAGTGTGCCATCGCTTTCTTTGCAAAGAACGATGCTTCCTCAAGCTTCGTTTTGACGATAGAAAACTCACGACCTTCCGGACACATCGTCTTTAGCACCCGTAAGCAATCGTTAAACGTTGAGGCAATCTCTTCTGCTTTCTTGATGCCGTCCTCGTTTAAGCGATGAAACTGAAACAGTGGATCAACCATCTAGATGCTCCCTTCTACTTTTGTTCTGCCCATCTCTTTCTGATGCCATCCTCGATTGATTGCGCCAACTCCTTATTACTTTCGAAAATCGCCATAACCATCGCTCGACCTTGACCCAACCGTTCTCCGGTTAGCAGGCTGCTATACCACGACCCCTTCAATTCTAGGACTCCCGTCTCTACTCCAAGATCAACAAGGTCTCCCTCACGGGAAATGCCCTGGCCATAAATCATGTCGAACTCAGCTTCTCTAAAAGGACTGCCGACTTTGTTCTTCACGACTTTGGCCTTGGTGCGCGAGCCGATGATCTTGTCACCATCTTTAATCGCGGCTAGGCGTCGAATATCAATTCGCACCGAGGAGTAGAACTTCAAAGCGCGGCCACCCGTGGTCGTTTCGTTACTGCCGTACATCACACCGATCTTTTCCCGGATTTGGTTGATGAAGATGAGAACTGTGTTCGTCTTCGATACCATGCCGGTAAGCTTGCGCAGCGCCTGTGACATCAGTCGCGCCTGCAGCCCCATATGGCTATCACCCATCTCGCCGTCCAGCTCAGCCTTCGGCACAAGGGCGGCTACGGAGTCCACGACAATAATGTCTAAATCTTTTGAATCGACCAGAGCTTCAACAATCATCAGAGCCTGTTCACCATAGTCCGGCTGTGAGATCAGAAGCTCGTCCACATTGACACCAAGTTTCTTGGCGTAGTGGGGATCGAGCGCGTGCTCCATATCAATGAAGGCCGCTTTGCCTTTCTTCTGAGCGCAGGCGATGGTTTGCAAGGATAGGGTTGTCTTGCCGCCAGACTCAGGTCCAAAGATCTCAATCACCCGGCCTCGGGGAAAACCGTCTACACCAATGGCGTGATCAAGCGAAAGGCAACCGGTGGAAATAACCTCCACCGGCACCATTTGCGTATCACCCATGCGCCGGATCGATCCTTTGCCGAATTGATGATTGATGTTCTTGACCGCATCTGCGAGAGGCATCTACTCGATAAATCCGTGCTGCGGTCTGATGTCAATATTCAGCGCGTTGACAATAGCGTTAGTGGGGTAAGTCGTGCTTTGGTGCCCATTGGCTGACACTGAAACGACACCGCTGCTGTCATAGCCAGCTAATGAAGCAGCAATCAATGCCGCAGCCCCTAGCCTGACGCTTTCTTCAGGCTCAACACACGGACTACTGTTAGAGAACTGTTTCGCAATCGCAACCGCGACCGCAGGCGCCTTACCTATTGCACTTACACCCCATGACATATTGGCTCCTTTAACTAATCGTGCTTTGCTCTGTTGCCATCCCAGGAGTTCAATGAAGCTGTGCCCCGAGCTGCGGTGGCAGGATCGGGCAGCTCTTTTCCTTCCGGGGTGTACCCAGTGAAGGCGATCCCCCAAGCGACCCTCAGCGCCTGCCATTCAGGATGCAAATCACACCACCTGCATTCACCTCTGGCATGAAGGATTCGTTGATCACAATGAGGAAAACGGGTGATGAAGTCTTGGTCTATAACAGCCGGTGTTACTTTCTTGAACATAGTTTCCTTTTGAAATGATCGCCTTCAAACTGCTGCCTTCCGTCCCGAGAACCGTCCTATGAAGAAAACGGTTGGTAACATCTCTGCTACCACCAGACTAAGTGAAGGATTTTGAGCAACTTGTTACCTGTGAGATTTCAACGTGTGAGCAAAAGAGCTTTGAGGTTTCAACTGTAAGCTTCTGAAATGAAGTTCTGGCCCTATCCATAACACAGTTACCGATGTTATCGTGTAGGACCAGAACAGAGTGAGTAGGATTTGAACCTACACCTCTCGATTATCTGTCGAGTGCTCTATCCAGTTGAGCTATGACCCCCCATTATGAAGGGTTATGTCCTCATTGCTTTCCCGTTTCGCCGCTGAAGGCAATCTCCTACCTAAATTTCGATGACTGTGGTTGCGTTGAAGAGAGACAGCTTTCCGTCCAACGTTCCCAGCGTCTGATCCAGCTCCTCCTGTTCTGCAATCAATCCTCGTTCATCGATGTTGACGACGACATCGGGCGGTGCCTGAGGATCGAAATTCTCAGCGACCGGCGCCGAAGACGGCTTGGTTGTGCCTCCCTTTTTCTGCACCTCGTTGCGGACGTTGTTGAGTCCGGTTGCCATGCTTTTCAGGAAGCCAACCTGGTGCGAACTGATCTCCTTGCGCCATGTCAACCACTGTGCTACCGACCGAGTGGTGCTGCCGATCGTCAGCTTGGACGTGAGGTTGCTGGTTTGAATGTTGGTCCGGATGGTAACGATGTTGTTCTCCAGATCGCGAATCGCCTGCCGTTCCTCGTTGATGAATTTCACAGAACCGCCATTAGCGCCCAGCGGATCTCGATTGCGGGTATCTCTAACCAAATACTGCCCGATCGAACCACGCTTCTTCTCCAGCCGCTTCCCGATCGTCTTGATTTCCTGCAGCGCTTCAGTGATAGTTAGCTTTGCCATAGTTCTCCTTTAGTTGAGGCGCCCGAAGGTGAGAATGCGAGCGATCTTGGAATGTTGGTGAAGGGCCAGGCTCGGCGTGACCGCATCGACAGCGGTGTTACCGGTCTTTAGTTTCAAGATGGTGTTGTACTCGGAGACGAAGTTAGTAACCGAGAGAGGAGGAGACGACACAGCCATCCGAATGTTGGCATTCACTGTTGGTGACGGCGTGCATTGCGGGATAACCGCCGTGATCGCCTGTACGGTTCCGGCTACGAGCCCGGCCAGCAGAGTGATTTTCGTCTGTGTATTCGTGTCGCTTACCTGCGCGACCTGTAGCACGAGGCTCTGATCTGTTTGGTATGTAGCGATCGCGGCATTGAGCTGTTGACAAACACCAGGACCAGCCGCCGAGGACACGGAAGCGTAGTCACCGGCCAGGGTCTTGATTGCTGTGGCATCGGTTGCGATTTTGGCCGCAAGCTGGCTGTTAAACGGTTTCCCGTCAGCGATAGCTACGATCTGCAGAATGTTGGAAAGGGCGGGCGCAGCCACGGCGAGAATGGTATCGAGAGTGGAGACCCAGGCGGTGGAACATGCGGTGGTTATGAAGGCAAGAGATAGAACAATTGTTATTAGAAGTGTTTTCATGTTGCTCCTTAATGTTGGTACAGGTACAAGCTTGACTTCGTGTAAAGACCAAAGACCGCCACAATGCCAGCGGTCAGGGATTGAGCCATGTATTCCCGCCAGCAGTAAAGCGAGAGGCAGGCTTCCGGTGCGGTGACGTACTTGGCGAGACAGCCCAACACGTTACCAAAGAAAAACACAATCACTGCTTGTGCGGCATGAGGCAGCGAATTCCAGAACGCCATGATTTTATGCATTAGTTTTCCCTTGAGAAGAACCCAGCACCTGCCTGGTGTTCGAACAGGTATTCCCCAGCCCTGCACAAACTGTTTGGGTCATCCATAAACTTACGCAGACCTGGATTACAGTTGGAACAAAGCAGTCCGCGAATCGATCGAAGCTTCATAACCTTTCGCACCTCTTGAATGGCTTTGTTCTTGGTTAAAGCCGGGCGCATGATCATGCGCCCAGCGTAGAAGGTCGTCGCCCACCAGAAGTTACTATCCCCGTTCTTCTCAACGTCGATCTTGATATACTTCCATTTGTGGCAGTGATCAACGGCCAACCATCTAGTCTTCGGCGGGCGGTGGCATATCGCGCACACCCCGCTCTGGTCGGCTAAGAGTTCTTCGTATTCTCGGAGGGTGATACCGTATGTCCGTTGAAGTCGTAGATCACGGGCATGTTCTGTTTCCATGTATAAGCATTATACCATACAGATTAGTGTCTGTCAACTACCATGCCTTCATTCTCAGCGGCGGCATGGGCCGGATCGATCTGGGTTAGGGCCTCAGCGGTGAAGGGGATCTCGATCTGATTGCCAACCTCAACGTTGGCATTGTCAACCTTAGTGTCGTTCTCCGTCATCGCGGCCAGCTCGCGGGGCGACTTGCCCTCGACGTAGATGTAGGTGAGATAGTCCTTTCCACACCCGGCAGAGCAGATCGCTATCTCCTGGGGAGCGAAGGGAGTGAGACTCAACCGAATCAACCGGGCGTATTCGTCCGGCAGCGCATTCGAGTCAGCCTTCACCAGCTCTTCGTTGAAGTGAACCGTGGTTGGCATATCCCGATCGTGGCGAGGGCCGCAGCGTGGGCCGTCGCAAACAATCGTCACATCGGTGTCGGTTTCAAACTTCGTATCCTCAGGGAACACACTTACCGTGCCGTCCGGCTGAGTAAGTCGAACCGTTCGTTTAATAGTTACAGGCATTACCGATCCTCCCAGGCTTTCATTCCTTCAGCGAGCCACTTATTTAGATCAGCGGGCTCAACATCGCAGATATCTTCAGACAGATCCGCGAAGCCACGAGGACTGTTGCTGTAATTTATCTCGGCACCGTCCTGACAACCCCAACCAGTGGCGTCACACCAGCCGGTCAGATATGCGTAGCGCCCGTCTTCGAGAAGCATAAGGAAGCCGCCGCCCCATTCCTGCCAGCCTTCACTCGACTGGCCCCACGCCAGCAGCACCTTCACAGGCTTCGATTCGGGCCGGGCAATCTTCAATGACTCTTCAAAATCATTAAGGCAATACATTAGTTCTCCCATCCATAAAAACATTCAGTACAACGTAAAACCCCTAGGTTATCCGGATCAGGTAGCAGATCTCCTCCGCATTCCGGACAAGCGAAAAACTCTTCCATACCGCCCGGCACTAAAGAACCGAGTTCAGCACAACCGCTGCAGTAAATAGAGGGTTCACCGACAGTAGTGGTGGAGTTATACATCTCATGATTGCACTTGTTCAGCATCTAACATTAACCCCCTTCGTCGTGGATCGTTATGATCTTCGCCAGCAACTGCATTGGTGCGCCTGAAATGAAGAACACTCTTGCTGTAACCCTGGTCGTGTTCTTCACGGTGACAATGCCCGCACAGACCCTCGCAGGACTCCCAGGTATCGTCTCGTTTCCCCCCACCACGGCCCCGGCGATGATTGACGTGAAAAGATCGCTCGTGCTCGATCGGGAACAGGAAGAAGGTCTTCCATCCGCATCGAGCACAGCGGTGCTCCTGCCTCTCGAACATGTAGTGGCGAAACGCGCTGTAATCGTCGCCGTCTCGGATGGTGCGGCCATCATGGGTGATAGTTATACTCATAAGACAGCTCCCCACGTTGCGAGAAATTCAGCGCACATGAACTCGATGATTTCAGCTTTGCTTGTGGGCGCAAGATCGACCCAATCTTTGTCAGTGTCGATGACAATCTGAGAGAGATTGTCACCACCACAATGTTTGATCATGCAGTTGACGGCTCGCATGAACACACTTCGCTGTTCCGCCGACACCTTCATCTGGCCAAGATCGAACCAATCCTCGTCCACTTCCTGTGGCAAGAACAACCCCGTAGAGATGCCGATCTGTTTTTTCAGTTCAGATGTGGTGCCGTCCTTCGCCAGCTCGATGAGATCGGTAGTTGGTTGGTGGCCAGCCGTGAGCATAGTGCGGAGCACTGCCGCGTTGGTGATCCCCATAGCCACTAGATCTTTTTCAGTGACGATCGGCAGGAGATCGGTGGCAACGCCTAAGTAGTGGTAGAGCTGCGTGCGCTTTCGTTCGGCGCGATCGGCAACGGCTCGGACGTACTGCGAGAAGCTTTTAAACTTCCCCTGCATCCAGTGTTGGTTGGCCTCAACGCTTAATAACGCCTGCCCGATCTTAACGAAGTTTTCCTGAAGGCTGATCTGACCTTCGCGAATCGCATCCGCAAGGTTATCTACAGCCTCCATAGCTTCGTGCGCAATGGCAAGCTGCACGTCTGTGTGTGGGGCGAGGATCTCGCTCATGCTTTCACCGTAGTTACTAAAAGTTTTCGGTTTCCTGCGGTAAAGAGGATGGGTTTCGTGCCTACATTACCAGTGACAATCACAGGGCCGGTTTTAATCAGTTCAAAGAACTCCGTTATGGCTTTGTGATCCACCGTAGCTTCGAAACCCACCTCTTCCCACTCAGTGTGGCTTTGGTTGTTGCACTCTACAGAGTCCTCAGCTTTCGCTTGACCGTCGTTCGCGTAAAGATGCAGAACGTTGTTACCGAACACCAGTCGCATCTTCTTCACGCCGGTATCTTCGGTAAGCAGAGTAGGGCTGACATTATCCAACCCTTGACACATGTTTTCAGCAGCTATCTCCACGATCAGTTTGACCGGGGAAGGGAATAGACTTTCATACAACGGGAATGGTTTGACCAACTTTCTGGCTATGATAGTCGTAGAGGGAGTTGTGAAAAAAAGAAGGGTGGGAGTCTCCGCGATATTAACAACATCGCCGTCAAGACTCCCTAGTGCTTGCACTAACGCCACCGGACACAGCATGGAGAACTCCTGCTTATTCCAGGGATACTCTGGTGCTGTACATGTGGCCTCACCCATCGCCAAACGTCTATGATCTGTAGCAACCGCCCTTAATGTGCCGTTTACGGCTCTGAGCTGAACAGAGCCGGTAAAATTATGCCGCTCCTTAGGATCTGAGGCAGTCGCGGCAAAGGATAAAACCTCACCCAGGGTTATGAGTGGTAGGTGGTACTGCGGTGAGGGTACTTCAGCTAATGAATTGCGTCGGGGATAACCAATCGGCAGTTCGAAGGTTGCTCGTTTGGCTTTCACCACCACACGATTGCCGACGATTGCTATGTTTACATCTCCGGAAGTCTTCGTTGCCAGGGAAGAGAACTGCTTGCTATTTACCGACACCGCGCCATCCAACTCTTCGGCGTCGGCGGCTTTCAATAGTGGGTCGGTAACAATGATGGTGATATTTGAATCGACGGCGTAAATAACACCATGTACCGCGTCTAGTACGATGGACTCAGACGACACTGGCGATAGTCTCTTAACTAGGCGCTTAAATTGCACGGACGACAGAGAAAGGTTCATTTTGAACCGCTTTTAAGTAGCGAAGCTATTTTGAAACGTAACCAGCTATTAACTTTTGTCCAGCGCTCCCGTGGTGATGCGGTCGGCGGTATCGAATCGTTCACGGCGGCGACTTCGTCCACTAAAGAAGCGTGCAAGAGCACATTTGGATTGTCGGTCCAGAAAGCTCCAATCGCACAATGAAGGCCCTTGCCGTTATGCAATCGCCCATGTATCAGAGAGCGCCTCTTCGCTACCGACTGCCGGATTAAGAACAGTGCCGTATCGTCGGGTATTGCGTTGCCATTGAGAACATCTCTGCTTTCTGGTCTTAACTTGCTCATACTTGTTCACTTCCTTTGGTAGGAGTTACCAGCAACTTTCATACCAGCCGAGACCGCCGCGAACATGGACTTGGATTGAGTAGGCTTCCGTGGAAAACAGCACCCACGAAGGCATTTTTACTTTGGTGGCGATGTATCCGAAAAGAGTGACGGCAGTGAATTCAGGTATAGCCGTACGGTAGAGATCCCAACGTGATGGGAGGGGACCGGCCTCCGTGTTGCCTTCGACGCAATAGCGGTGAAGTTTGTGATCTTGATGGGCTTCTCCTTCTTTCGACATCTCCTGATCGAATATGATTGCGGAGAGATCGGCAAGGACGTAGGTACGGTAAGCCCAGTTATGAAACACGTCGTGGTTGGGAACATTCGGATAAGTCCAGGGGCGCCAGAAACCTGGTCGCACAGCGGGTGCTGGAGGTTGGACCGTACCGGGGTTATCTGGAAGGACTTGAGAGAAAAGACATCCAACTAGAGCCAGGAAGCACAAAATTAGTTTCACTATTGGTATTATACTAAAACATGCAGGGGATGTCAACCACTAAATACGTTGTCGGTCGCGATGTCTGGAACCTCTTCGGCAAAAGCGCAGCGCTCTCCGTGGAACTGAAGAAGTGCGAACGTCGCGCCATCACCCTTGGCCCGTGCTCCGAGAAGATGGATCTCGGTTCGAGGTTCGTAGTCATCCATCGGTGGATTCTTGGGATCTTTGATGGTGATGTGGTTGCGGTGAATCGCGAACACCGCATCGGAGTCACTGACGCCGGTCTCGCTGCCTTTCCAGTCTGTGATATGCACGACCTTCCCTTTGTTTGATTGCTGCGCCTTACGGGGCTGGCCCACGACGATAAATTTGACCTGGTATTGCTGTGCCATGCGCTTGATGCGTTGCATCGCATTGGCCTCCGTTTCCGTTTGGCGATCATCATTACGGCAGATGAAATGAATGTGATCGAGGATCACTATCGTGGCCCCGAGTCTGCGAATGCCAGCCTCGATGAGATCGAGAACTGGTGTGACGGTGCTTAGGGTCTCATCACGCCCGATGTAATATTTGACGTTGTGAGCGGCCAGTCGCGCTGAAGCTTCCTCGTAATCTTTGCGCTCCAAACCATTGCGGCTGCGTTTCAAAACATAAGCGGCCACCATATTTGCCATCTCATCGGTCGATAGCTCGCACTGGTAGTTGAGAATCGTTTCACCGCGCTTCATCGCTTCATCGATAGTGATGTTCACCACGAAGCACGTTTTACCCATCTTCGTGTTGGTGGCGAACACACTCATGACGGAGCCCGGCAACAAAATCGCCATTTTGTCGATGGACGGCCACGGCATACGCATACGCTTCGGATGATCGGTAAGGTTGGTCTGGCCGGATGTAAGCATCGCCTCCACAATTGAAGAAACATTGGCCATCGGCTTCGACAATGCTTTGGTCGTGAGATCGTTGATAACTCCAACGAAGTCGAGTGGACTTCCTTTGTGCTCGGTCCATAACTGGTTTGCGTCTTTGACCCCGACCGGCCACCGGAGTAAGTAAGTGCGCTCCTGCATCTCCTTCCACAGCTTCTCCATCTTCTCGGCACCTACGCTGTTGTCGTTGTCGCCCGCGAGAATGATCCGCCCAGCCTGCATGATCTGGTCTTTCATTTCGGCAGTGATCTCCGCGCCCGCCGAGGGAATCGAGATCGCATGGAAGCCAGCTTGCTCCAACGTCATCGCATCGAACTCTCCCTCGGTGATGTAGAGATCTGAGAGCGCATCGATGGTGTTGGTATTGAACAGTGTGGTGGCCATGCCGAACTGCCGGGCAAAAGCTTTGCGGGCGATGGAGCGATATTTGATTGAAGTTACGATCCCGTTCTGGATAGAAGGGAAGGCGAGCCATCCTTTATCGATTACGTCCTGGATCTCATCAACCGTGGAATCGATCTTCTGGCGAAAGCCGATATGGAGTTTCTTCGCGGTTTCATAACCTAGACCCCTTTCCCGCTGTAGCCAATCCTGCGCTAATTTGCTGGATGCCAGCGCTGTCTCCTGCGCGGTATATTGCGCGAGCGTGTAAGTTTTCAGCGTGGCTTTCGCCTTTGTAGTTAATATCGGCTTGAAAGTATCCTTTACATGATCCTTTTGACCCTCCCATGAAACCCCCAAAAACTTCTGTACGAAAGCCACAACGTCGGTGAAGGAACCGATGTGCTCTTTCTCTTTCACGTACTCGAAGATGTCTCCCCCACGCTGGCAACCGTGGCAGTACCACACCCACTCGCCGTCTTTCTGCGAGAGATGGAAGCTGGGAGTCTTCTCGTTATGAAAGGGGCAGTAACCCATGAAGCCAGCACCTTCGCGCCGAAACGAGCCGTGCGAGGTGTAGAGCCGCAGCGTGGCTGGATTACGCCGCAGCGCCAACAAATCTGTTTTAGACATGGTTGAAGTCTTCCTCGATTACTCCGTCTTCCTGCTCCGCAATCAACCGCGCCGTTTCAACGCCCAGCTCCGCAGACTGTCGATCCATCTCTTGGCGTTGACGCTCGCGCATGCTCTCCTGCTCGATCGCGAGCTGCTTGTTACGTCGCGCCAGTTCCACCAAATGTGTTCCTTTTTCGGAGAAGTCCCTAGCCGCGAACTTCATTTGGAAACTGTCTTCGAGGTTAAGTTGATCGTAGAAAGCGCGGAACGCCGCGATGATCTCGGAAGCGGTGAAGTCATTCAGCCAGCGAGTGATGATGAAAGCTTGCTTGGCGTTGGGGATTACCTTACCCTGGCTTATGAACGTGATCTCTCCGATGACCGCGCCAGCTTCCGGCGAAGCGGTGAGGACGGTCTCGTGCCGAAGAACCCCATCCGCGATCTTTAGGAACTCACTGAGTGGAAAGTAGCAAGGCTCTCCAACTCTGGTGACTGCCCAATCAGTGAAAGCGTCGAAGACTTCGCTTTGCCCGTACACCCTTGCGAGTGCTGTGATTTCTGGCCAGGTACGATCTCCGAGACTGATTGCGGTTCCCAAAACTTCACGGGCCTTATCTGCGATCTTAGTTTTTAACTTCATGGCTTCTTGCTCCTCCAAACCAGAACCAATACAATCCAATACCAAACCAGAACCAAACCCTTCAGGACTAGTCCTGCTTTGTCCGGGACAGTCCGGGACTGAGGCATCTGGGTGATCCGGTGGTAAATTCTTGTATCTCGTTAGGTGTCCATCAGTTGGGAGTCTTCCCGGCTTATGAATTCCGTTGAAATAACCCCATGTTTTTCCATCGACGTGATGAAGTGCGATCAGGTTTACACGTACAAACTCACTAAGTACGATGGAAACCTTCTTTGTTGTCATGTTTGGGATCAGGAAACCGTAAACTTTTGATCGAATCAGATCAGGATTCGCTTCGAATACTCCATTTGCTTCTGCCATCGGAAGCCAATTCGCATAATGCATCCTGAGGCTGGGTGGCTGCACAGCCGCCAGCTTGGTGGAGGTCCACATGGCCTCTCCGTCTACGATCCGCTTTGGCATGGAACCTCTCCTAATGGTTTGTGGTGGATCATTGCCTTATATTTGTCTGGGTGCGCGACAAACTTCTGGAAGTTAACTGGGTAGTAATTGGTGTATTCGATCGCCAGCAATCGGTGGAACGGTTTTGCTTTGTAATTCGGATGCACATCGTGAGTAAAGTTGTGGAGGTGACCGTGGATGTTGATGTCGCAGCCGCCTGGCAGACTATTAGACGGCTCGTGAGTTAGCCAGCAGTTCCGGTAGACCATACCCTGGCATGCCCATGCGAAGCCTTGGTCCATCCACCAATCAGGTCCGTGCTGCCGGTCGTGATTGCCCAACACCAAGGCAATACGGCCCGGTAAATCCGCCAAAATATCTTTGACGGATCTCCGGTTGCCGATCGCAACATCACCTAGATGAATTATCAGATCGCACGGCTTCACCACCTCCTGCCAACGTTTAATGATTAGATCAGTGAAGTTATCAGGTCGCTGACAGTACGTTTTTATCCGGTCGTGGTTGAAGTGTGTATCCGACACCAGCCAGGTTATCTTCATTCAGCTACTCCAAACTGCAGAAGGTCATCGGACGCAGGGGTGTATAGGCCTTGTGACAGGGGTATTCTGGCCTGCGTCCGAAGTTTGGTAAAATGCTTGAACAGTTCTAGACCGACATGTGTGGCGATCCTCCTGCCTTCAATTGTGTTCTTGAAAATGCGAAGCTTACCGGCGCCGATGCCTTTGTAATGGTTATCAGAAAGAGAGGCGAGTCTCTTAAAACCAGCTCTATTTAATTCGAGCTTGGCCGCATGTTCAGCAAACACAGCCAAAGTTAATATTATGGCGTCTGGTTTCCACTGCTTATTTCCAACCTTGCCAATCGTAGGAAAATAGTCTTTAGGGTCGATTGGGTCGTACTGTGGTGCAGGTTCTGCACTGCATTTCTTTACTGGTATATCTTTTAGCGGGGGAAGGAGAGCCATAAGCCTGACCGAATTATTATCGGTGTAGCCTTCTCTATCCATCCCTTTCACGATGTAATTTAGCGGACGCCGCTTATAAGCAGGCCGCTCCTTCGCAAGTAAAGGATGGTAGAACTGTTTACCTATACGGTAGGCACGTTCAATTGCATCTACGTCCAGCAAATCCCCTTCAGCCCCCAATGGTTTTGGTCCCATTACATAACACCCTGGAAGCGTCTTAGTCGGAGCTTTCCACACCACAGGATAGTCAGCGGTTCTGCGGGTATAAAGTGCCCGTCGAACCCATAGCACAAGCCCCAAGCGGCGAGCTGCTTTGATAACCTTGGATCGTGTTTTTAAGGAGTAAAGCTCGAACGTTGATTCCATGTATAAATCCGTGAGCTGCTGTGAAGGCATCCACTGCATTAATTCAAATAATGTGCCGTCGAACAGTTCGCGATGTTGTACACAATCTTTATCAACCCAGCGTACTGTTTGTCCCTTCACGCCGCTTACATCTGCAAAAAGACGAGGTTCAGGGGTATATAGGCCTTGTGACAGGGGTAATATGGCCTGAACTTCGCTTTCTACAGCTTCCGCAGGGGTATATAGGCCTTGTGACAGGGGTAATATGGCCTGAACTTCGCTTTCTACAGCTTCCGCAGGGGTATATAGGCCTTGTGACAGGGGTAAACTGGCCTGCTGAGAAGTGGTCGAATTCATAATTGTTCTATCCAATCTTTCTTAGGTTTTCGACGTAAGTGTTTTAGTCGGTCGTATATCTTAAAAGTTGCGAGGAACGTATCCATGTCTAACTCGTAGGTATCCGCAGGGTATACTTTGCTGTCAAAGCTTCCGTTGGTCTTATCCATACGTAATGCGTACCTGTTTGATATCGCAGTTCGGTATTCCTCCTGATACATCCCAGCGTACGGGGCCGTCTGCAGTGCCACCTCTGGCCAGATCTGTTTGGTGGACTTGTAGTCCAAGACAGATAACTTACCGTCGATCCATCCGATGAAATCCGCCGTTCCAGTGATCTTGTGTAACCGTGAGTAGCTTGGTTTCTCGATGAGGATCGGTTTAACTTCGTGTTCCTTTATCCATCCCATCACCGCAGTTATGCAGTTCTGCACCGGCCCCTCTTCGAGCGGCTGCGGGGGTGGTGCGAGATCGAGCTTGGCTGTCCAATATTGAGCTAACCAATCATGAGCCCCGGTGCCGATTTCCGCTGCTTCATCCTTGACTCGGTTGTGTGCTTGGCGAGCGTTACCGAGAACATCGAGAACCTCGTCAGAGGAGTAACATTCCTGCTGGAACAGATCCTGTAACCCGTCATACATGAAGTCACAGGCACACTTCACTCCCCACTCCACAAGCGCGGGCTTGTTGAGCACGTTGAGGATCGTAGTCACACTGGGGCACTGGAATGGTTTGTTACCGTTCTCAGAGATCGTGTAACGATGGCTTTGGGGATTGAAAGTGAGAGTGACCTCCCCACCATATAAGGAGGTCACCTCAGGAACATCGTTTTTAAGCTTCACTTAGAAGGGAAGATCTTCGTCGGTGATTGGCGAACTGCTGGCTGGCGCCGGTTGAGGTGCTTCAGCTTTGGGAGCGCTGCTGACACCATCGTCCTTACGATCGAGCATGACCATATCGGCGCCCACGACTTCTGTCATGTAACGCTTCTGGCCTGACTCCTTGTCCTCCCATGATCGGGTTTGGATGCGGCCTTCGAGATAGATCTTGCTGCCCTTCTTCAGATACTGGCTGCTGATCTCGGCCAGCTTTTCCCAGAGCACGATATTGTGCCACTCAGTGCGCTCCTGGTACTCGCCGTCCGATCCTTTGAATCGTTCGTTGGTGGCCAAAGAGAAGTTAGCAACTGACTTTCCGCTGTTGGTGGATTTAACCTCGGGATCTTTTCCGAGGTTGCCGATGAGGATTACTTTATTAACTGACTTCATTGATGTCTCCTATTTATGCTGGTGTTCCGACTCCATTAACCAACGCTTGCATGGCCTCCGGTGTTTTGCAGGCATCGAGCTTCGCCAGCAGAGCAAGCCATTGGTTTCTGGTGGCCAGTTTGAGATCGGCACTGCCGAAGGTTTTGGCTACAAAGGCTCGCAGTGGTTCGCTACCGACAACGTTGCTGTATTTACGGAGAGCTTCTCCGAACTCCTTTCTTTCTTTAGCAGTGGCCTGGGCATCGCCCGCTTCGATTGAAGCCTCGGCCATCTCTGGTGAAATTTCTACTTCACCTAAATACACTCGACCATCTAGTGCTCTATGCACTGCTGTATCCACGGATGCCTCCTTCTTTCTTGGAATCGCCTGGCTAACTTCCATCGCCTCATCGATCTCCTCGGAGAGATAGAGAGCCCCAACTTCCTCGGGGAAGGCTTTGCGCAGCGCAAGGGCTTCCGCGCACTTCTCCAGTTGTTCTGGCCCTCGGGTGGACCAGGTGGGGTTGAGTTTGTCGTTGCCGGTGTCCTTATCTTTATAGGTCTGTGCGTACGCGCTCCAGCGGGCTACCACGGTCACGGGCTGCGCCCAACCTTTCCGCAATACGGACACCTGGGCGGCATACGGTTGCGCTTTGTCGAGCGGCACATTGGATTGGACGGTGGGCTTGCCATCGGTATCGAGATAAATCCAAACCGAAGGAAGCTGGCCAGCATACTTGTCGGTGCGTTCCGCGATCTTGCGCAGAAAGGCGATCGTGCTGCCGATGATGGCTTTTTTGCGATAGACCTTCTTCTTTTGAACGGGGTCATACTCCCCGACCGACCGGACCTGTAGAAAGATGTCGTGAACCGGTACGGCATTGCGGTTCCTGCATTCCACCATCCACAAGTCGAACTGCTCCTGGGTAGCGTCAGGCGCATGCTCTTTCTTCAGCGCTACCAGTTCTTTGGGGCTATAGCTGGGTTCCATATCCAACCTCAATAAGTATTATACCAAGAACTTATGAATATGTCAAGCTTGACAACATAAGACAACGCTGGTATAATACTACTACACTCAAACTTAGGAGATTGAATGAAGCATGCATGGGTGTACATAGGACTCTTTGGATTGGTCTTGGCGACGGGCAAAGTGTTCAACACGGTTTTCTACCTGATGAACATGCAGAGCGACCTGGCCTATTACGCCGGGGCGATAGGCGCGGTGGTGTGGTTGTTAGTGGCTTTCGGTATTGGACGATGGCTGTTTCAAAACTAAAGGAGAACAATGACAAAACTATTGGCAGCAGCGGCTCTTCTAAGCTTGGCTATAACGGTGGGATGTACGACGAGGATTGGTCCCGGAATGGTGGGGATCGAGGTGGATCAATCGGGAAGCCAGAAGGGAGTACAGGACATTGAGCTAAGAACCGGTCGTGTTTGGTACAACCCTTATTCGACCTCGATTATTGAGTACCCAACCTTCATGCGATCCGTGACCTGGACCGCAGCCACCAACGAAGGAAACCCCGTCAACGAAGAGATCACCTTCAATACCAAGGATTCCATGACCGTGCGCGGAGACTTCAACCTCTCCTACACACTCGTATCCGACAAAGTTCCGGCGTTCTACGTGAAGTTCCGAAGCGACGATTTGAAAACATTCGATGATGGTTTCCTGCATTCCGTGGCTCGAACCTGCATCAACGATACGGCAGGCTCGTACAACATCGAGCAGATCATGGGTGACAACGGCCCATGGTTGAAACTCAGCCAGCAATGCCTCGATCAGAAGCTTGACCAGTATGGTGTGAAGATCGAGCAGTTTGGCATCATCGGATCGCCCCGGCCTCCGGAGCAGGTGATTCAATCCATCAACATGAAGGTGCAGGCCACACAGCTTGCCCTCCAGAAGCAGAACGAAGTTGCCCAGGCTCAGGCCGAGGCGCTAAGCAAAGTCGCTGTAGCAGACGGCGAGGCCAACGCTCAGATATCCCGCGCTAAGGGTGAGGCTGAGTCGAACCGTATCAAATCTTCCTCCATCGATGATCGTCTTATTCGGTGGTATCAGCTCACAAACCAACACGACCTTATTTGGCGTTGGAACGGTAAACGCCCGGACGTAGAAATGGGCAGTGGGGCAGGCGTCCTCCTTCAGATGCCAAAGGATATCCAATGAATGACAACGCGAAGAAATGGGTAGCTGCCTTGCGCAGCGGTAAGTACGTCCAGGGACACGGGTATCTCAATCACGACAACAAACTATGCTGCCTCGGGGTTGCATGCGAGGTGGCGATGGAGAGTCTGCCGATCGTTAGGAAGACTAATGATTGTGGCATCACGAGTTATGACGAACACAACTGCGCTCTTCCACCCAGTGTTATGGAGTGGTTGGGTCTCCCATATGCGTCAGGATCTTTCGATTCCCCGGTTACTGTAGGTGATTACACTACCTCGTCACTAATCGAGATGAACGATAACGGCAACACTGGCTTCAACACAATCGCAGATGTGATCGAGAGTGAACCTGCGGGTTTGTTCAAAGCATGAATACCCTCAGTATAGACATGCGCCCACGGTCTTTGGAGGAGTTTGTAGGTTCTCCCGAGATCGTGTCCGCAATCCGGACGCAACTCAACTCTGGTCGGATGCCGAAGGGCTGGTTTTTTCACGGGCCTTCGGGTACCGGCAAGACTACCCTCGCGCACATCATAGCCCGGCTCGTACAGGGACCAGAGTTTCCTGCTGATGCTGAGCCAGAGATAGAGGAGGAGAATGCCGCCGACAACGGCAAGGTAGCAGACGCTCGTAAGTTTGCGCAGGCTGCTGAGTATTATCCATCGATCGGAACCTATCGCGTTTTGATTATGGATGAAATGCAGCAGGCCACACCGGAAGCCCAGAACGTATTTCTGAAGCTACTGGAAGATCCCAAGGCCACCACCATCTACATATTCTGCACCACTGATCCGACGAAGATCATTCCGGCGCTGCGCAATCGATGCCTACAATATCGGCTGAAGTTGCTCAATGACAAAGAACTAATGGAACTGCTTGTGCGGGGATGGAAGCGGCTCGCATTGCCAGAGGACCGTACCGAGGCTGGCAAACTAGTCTCCGCTTTGCTGGCTAAAGAGGTCCGCGCTCCACGGGACATTCTCATGGCTCTGGAGCGCTTTGCGGGTGGCATGACCGCGAGCCAGGCAGTACAGATAGAAGAGGACAAGCCCGACTACGTCGAGATCGCCAAGGCAGTGCTCGACGGTAACTGGGTTAAGACATCTTCCGTTCTGAAAGGACTGCGATCGGCAGATGTACGTGGCCTCCGCGCTGTAGTTGTCTCTTTCCTGAAAGGCGAGTTACTCAACCAACCAAAGAACTGCACCAAGGGCGCTCGCCTGGCGGATTGTCTGGATCTGTTCGCCAACACGCAATTTGAAGATGGGGTTGCGTTCGGAGTTACCACCGGAGTGTTGTGGCGGGTGTGTAGCTACCTTTCATTCTAAACCAAGTGTAAATCGCACGACGTTTTTATAGAAGGAGCAATAAATGGCAAAAGGTAAGTTGTTCGAATATGCAGTTGTCTATCACCCCAAACAGACGAAGGACACCTCGGGTAACGATACTACCCCGCCCAGTGTGTTGATCGTCCCCAAAAGCTCAACGCTCGCCACTACGGACAAAGAAGTAGGTATCAGAGCTTCGCGTGCGATTCCGGTCGAGTACGACGATCGTCTCGATGATTGCGAGGTGTTTGTTCGCCCTTTCTAGCCTGTGATGCGGACACAGGCGAATGGGAGTATATAGCAGCGCCCGCACCCAGCGTTAGCGACCCTGCCAGAACAATTGATGAAATTGATGGTCGGTATGTGAACAAGCAAACGAAACAAATTAGTCGAGAGAGTCCCTTTAGAGGCATCGAGAGTCCCTTTAGAGGCATCACGGCAGGCGCCCTAATGGGCGGACCTGTCGCTAACAGCGGCGTTGCTGATGTGTTGAAATACTCACAACAGAATGCTCATTTAGACGAGATGGCTCTCCAACTCACTCCAACTTTCACCAACACAGCGGGATCGGGATATGTCCTCAACAGCATGTCTACTCCTGCAAATTACACATCAGAAACTAAATCATTCTCCGCATCTTCACTGCGAGGCTAACCAAGTCCGGGTCTTCCAAGGCCCGGCATTTTTATCTCTTCGAAAGGTCACATTGTCAGAGAAAGCATGGAGTAATCTTGCCAGGATCGTCGTACGTCGTACATACGCCCGTAAGGACAACGGACCACTTGAAAACTGGAAGCAGATCACTGAACGAGCCATCATGGGCAACGTTCGTGGTTTCAACGTGCCTGAAGCTGAAATCAAAGAGCTTTTGCGGCTATCACTGGAGCGCAAGGCTGGTCCCGCTGGGAGAGGATACTGGTTCTCCGGATCGCCTGCCCATGATCGTATCGGGGGAGCAGCGCTTAATAATTGCTGGTACTTTAACGCCAGCGACTGGAATCATTTCGTTATAGCCCAGGATCTCCTCATGCTCGGCGGCGGTGTGGGTATGAGCGTGGAGCATAAGTTCGTCTCGAAGCTCCCCAAGGTCAAACGGGATGTTACCATCACCCACAAGGACACAAAAGATGCAGACTTCATCGTCCCTGACAGCCGAGAAGGGTGGGTGGCGCTCACTCGCCTTGCGTTACGATCCTTTTTTGAGACAGGGGAATCGTTTTCCTATTCGACCATCTGCCTCCGGGGTTATGGAGAAGTTATTAGAGGCTTCGGTGGGGTTGCTTCGGGGCCGGTGCCGATGGTTGAATTCATCAATAATATCAGCACCGTCCTCCAGCAACGGGCAGGTAAACACCTTCGACCACTCGACGCTGCGGATATCATTACCTCCATTGGCCAGATGGTGGTTGCGGGGAATGTAAGACGTTCGGCTATCATCGTCATAGGTGATTGCTGGGATAAGGACTTCCTGAAAGCCAAACGCTGGGATCTCCAGCAGCTTCCTACTCACCGAGCCCGCGCCAACTACTCGGTCGTCTGCGACGATACTGAAGATCTTCACCCGTTATTCTGGAAGTCTTATGAGATCGGTGAAGCTATTGGCATAGTCAATCGCACCAATATTCAGAAATATGGTCGCATGGGTACGTTCATGAAGGATACGGCTGAAGGAGTGAACCCCTGTGCGGAGGCTACGTTAGAGAATGGCGAGCCGTGTAACTTGATGGAGATGGCGCTCTGTAACATCGATGATCAGGCTGAGTTTGAGCACGCATCCCGACTAATGATGAGATACGGGAAGCGTGTATGTCTTAGTAAGTATCACCACAGAATTAGTGCGGAAGTAATCGAGCGTAACATGCGGGTAGGCATCGGTATAACTGGCTGCTTATCTTCTCCGTTATTCATGCCGAAGAATCTGGATAATGCTTATCAAGCCATTATCGATGAGGATAATAAGTATTCGGCTGAGTTAGAAGTTCCTTTCAGCATACGCCATACCGTGGTCAAGCCCAGCGGTACGATGGGGAAAGCTCTCGACTGCGATGGGGAGGAAGGAATTCATGCTGCACTCGCACCGCACATTATTCAACGGATTCAATTTGCTGCCAACGACCCCGCACTTCCACAACTTCGTGCTGCGGGTCACTTCATGGAGCCTCTCAAGAACTTCGACGGTTCTACTGACCCTAGAACTATGGTGGTTGATTTTTATGTCGCGGCTCCTGAAGGTGCTCCGACCGTAGAGACCGGCTGGGATACGTGGAAGCAGCTCGACACCGTGCTCATGGCGCAGCGATATTGGGCTGACCAAAGTGTGTCGGTCACTGTCTATTACAAAATTGAAGAGCTGGCGCAACTGAAGACCTGGCTGGCTGAAAACATCGGCAAGCTCAAGACGATCTCGTTCCTAAAGTTCAGCGGCCACGGATTTGTGCAGGCACCGAAGGAACCAATCACGAAGGAACAGTTCGACAAGCTGTCCTCGAAGATCAAGTCGCTTGAGGATGACAACTTGGGTGACGGTGTGCTGCAGAGCAGTCTGGAGTGTGAGGGAGGGGTCTGTCCGGTAAAATAGTGGGATGGATATCGAGATGCGCCCCATGAAAGATATTGGGGAGTAGAGCATGTATAATCATGCTCATATTGACGCTAATAATGCGGATAATTGAATATGATGATAGACAACTCCATGACAGTAAAGATCACCCAGAAAGCGGAGGAGAGTGGCTTGGTATACCTTAGCGTCCTTCCTGCTACATGGGATGCTCTTGAAAAATACGCAGAGAAGCACGACTATTGCGAATGGTTCCGACGTTACACACAACCGCAGTGGGCCGCATGGTTGATCTTTTTATTGAAAGCTGAGCCGGACCTTAAAGAACTATTTCCTCACGGAAAGTGGGCGGGGAATTATATAGATGACTCGCTTCTTCGACGCTTCGCATACTGATTCCTCCGCTTCCGGCGCTTGGCCGCTTTGGTCTTGGGTTTCGGACGATAGGACAGCACGCGGTCTGCGATACGGTCTAGCTCTGGGGGGGGGTTCATGCGGTCAGTTCCTTGTAGGTGAGATGCTTTCCAACTACCGCCACTACGAACGAATCCAGTCGTTCCAAAGTGTGACGGCTCACGTTGCCGACGTTCAGCCGGAAGGTGAACTCATCCACATAGCGATGCAGGTGTTTCTTGGAAACTTGATGGTAGACGCCGTACACTCCGCGCTTGAGCACAGCCCAGACGGACTCAATGCTGTTCGTACTGATTCCGTTCTCGGAGTAGATTCCAGCCGTGTGATTGATGGACTCGTGGCGAAAGAACAGACCGTCAAGACCGACATACCCAGTTGCCTCATCCGTGAAGACCGTGGAGCCGACTTCTACGTTCGCATGGACAGCCGATTGCAGCGCGGCCATGTCGGTAGCCTCAATCGGCATCGCTACGGTACGTCCGCCGCGCTCCCTGAGTCCTACGACAGCCGTCTTGCCGACGCTGCCACGGCCAGCCTTGAGCTTTTTGTGCTCGTGCTTGTTGCGCTCCTTGCCGCCAATGAAGCACTCGTCTACTTCGACGATGCCGCGCAACTTGTCAAGATCATCGCCAGAGCCGCAGGCTTCGCGGAGACGCTGGAGCATGAACCAAGCGGACTTCTGGGTAACGCCAATCTCTTTCGCCAGTTGCAGGCTAGAGATGCCCTTCCGGGCGGTCACGAGCAGGTACATGGCGTAGAGCCACTTGTGCAGGGGAATGTGGCTGCGCTCGAAGATCGTCCCTGTGCGGATCGTGAAATCGAGGGAACAGGCATTGCAGCGATAGAAGCCAACCTTGGGCTGCTTGCCGATGCGCTCACGGCTCTTGCACTCAGGGCAGAAAGCACCGTCAGGCCAGAGCCGGGATTCGAGGTAAATCCGCGCCGACTCAGGGGTCGGGAACATCTCGAAAAGTTGGAAAGTGCTGATCGTGCTCTTGGACATCTAAGCAACCCCCTTCGCAAGATGCTCCCCGCGCCGCAACCAAACGGCAGCAACATCATGCGGAGCCAGTTGCTTTTCCCAATCCTCGGGGCCTTCCCCGGCGATGCAGCGGCAGACCATACAGAACGATGTGGGGTCTTTCATGCACTCACGGGCAACGGGGAGATTCGTGCAGTACACGAGATGACCGTGCTCGTTGCAGAGAACCTGATAGCGACCGCCTTCAGAAACATAGTCATCGACAATGCCATGACCCTGCTTCTCTGCCAGCTTGCAATCCGAGATAACGGTATGCCCGCCAGAGTATTTGTTGCGAAGCTCGGCAACGTACCCGGCGAAGTCTTGATGGGGTTTACGCACCGACATTTTGCGCCTCCCTCTTTACTCGCTTTAGGGCTACCCGAACTTCGGCGATCTCGTCTGCGTCTAGCGCTCCGTCCTGCCTCTCTTCGTACAGGTCAATCTCATGTTGCAGGAGGTAGACCGCATCCGCTGGCGTCTTTAGCTGGTGTGGGTCGTAGGTTACGCAATTCGGTATGTAAGCACCTAGGTTTCGGGTCATTCGCAGCCTCCATTACTGTCTCTATAGTAGATAACTCGCTGCGTTTAGTCAAGAACTTTAGTCGCTTTGCAATGAAAGGGTTAGCGACTCATGTATATAATTCCCATTCAAAGGCTCGAAGATTTGGTGGCGGTGGTGGCAAAGTGCGAAATTGAGCATCGTGATGTAAAAATAGGAACGCCACCCGTTGACCGGCATTGGACTGGGAAAAGCTGATGCCGTTCGTGAAACTGTCAGCGGGTGGCTTCGAATCGTTCTCTCATTTGTGATAGTACGGCCCTTCGTAACCCTCGGCGCCCAGCGGCAGATCGAGCGCCCACCACGGCGGCGTCTTCATGCACTGTCGCAGATCCTTCAGGCCAATAAGCGCGTTGAGCAAAACCTCAGTGATAATCTCATCGTGACAATGCCCGACAATCTTGAACCCCTTGGCCTCGGCAAGAAACATGCCCCAGAGGAGTAGATCCCTCGCGATCGCCTGCACGATGTTCTCTGTAAGCTTGCCGCCGTACGTTGAGACCCGCACCCATTGCCGGGTGGTCTGATCAATGCCGTCATAGTAGATCGTCTCCTTGGTGTAATCGTCCCGGCCATCGCGTCCGGGGAATGTTTTGGTTTCGATTGTGGGGTGGATGTAATGCAGGCCACGGCCAGACGGCAGGAGGATGCGCAGAAGCTTGCCGCCGAAGCATTCGAATGTGACTGGCCCGACCACTTGCGGCGTCCTGAACTTGATGGCACGGATCGCGGCGGCTTCCAGATCTTTCCAGAGCTGCAGCACCTCAGGGTTGGCGTCCCGCCACGCTTTCACTGCGGCATGAGCCTGCGCTCTCGTCATCGATATGCCCATGCCTTCGGCATATCCCCACAGGCCCGTCTTGTATGTATCGCCGTTCTTATCTATCTCTTCCTCACCGCCACCAAGTTGGTAGCCGCAACCTAGAACAGGAGCTTTAGCGATTTGGCGTTTGAGAGCAGCATCAGCATCCTTAGCTTTGTGAACACCATCGATGATCGTGGTGATCGATTCGTAAGGGACTTTGTAGAACTTGGCTGCGAAATCGAGGTAAGGATCGCGGCCCTGCTTGAATACGTTCAGGATGTTCTTCGATCGCGCCACCCAGCCTAGGACTCGGTTCTCGATCGCATTCAGGTCGCAGACTACAAGCTTCGATCCCTCGGGTGCGCGGAATGCTGCGCGGATGCAGGAAGCCACCACATCCATCGTGGAAGGGAACTCAGCCGCTACACTCTTCACATCGCCAGCTCGCAGGAGTTCAACAGCGCGATCCATATTTCTCTCAACCGCTTTGGTGGGCCGGGGAAGGTTATGGAGCTGGACAGCGTGACCGGTCCACCTTCCGGCCCTCGATGCGCCGAGGAAGGAGAACTGCTGGCGCAATCTTCCGTCAGGAGAAACGTTGAGTAAGATCGCTTCGTATTTCTTATAGGATGTCTTACTGGCTTTCTGCCTAACATATAAGGCTTTCTGTCCTTTTTCGCTCAAACACCCAATATACGAGGCGCTAAGCGCCCGACTTACTTCTTCCTTGCCTAGAGAGTTGAATGGGTAACCTTCGTTTCTTACCCAGGCCAGCATCTGATTCCGAGAGTTAGGATTCTCTAACTCGGTGATCTTCCGCATTTCGTTAGTGAGATCATCGTGCTCGCCTCGGGCGATGGCGAGGGCACCATGAACCAGGTCCAGATCGGTTGGCATCCCGGTTTCATTGATCTTCTGATCGAGCACCCATCCGCGTTGTTCGATGGCCGGTAGAGGGAACTTCACTAGCTTATTCAGGATGATGCGTTCTGTTCTTACATCCTGCTTACAGTATTCACGGAATTTATCCCACTCCTCGGGATCAGTCGCCCAGTCGCGAAAGAATGCGGTGCTTCCACCGAACAACGGACTTTCTGTTGGTTTGTTCTGGGGCATGCAGAAGAGATCCTTCAGCCTGGTGCCTTCCGCTATCTTCAGCTCCTCTGGTTTGAGTCCGAGAATCGGCCCGACATCCTCCAGGGCTCCCGGCATCGACAAGTGCCTGGCCCACACCATCGCATCGGTGAATTGATCGTGAGGGATGTGAATCGAGAGTAGCTTGGAAAGCACTTTACGCTCGAAGGTGGCGTGCCAAGCACACTTATTCGCGATGGCGGATTCAATACATTTTCTTACATCACTCGGGAAAGGACTGAGATGTGGTTCCCATAATTGGGGTTCTTCTTCATCGATAGCGTGCGCCATCATTAAGACCTCAGTGGAGGGGTGCTCGACATAGTTATCGAGCCCCACCTCCCTGAGATCCAGCTCCGACCTAGTTTCAAAATCAAGGTGGAGCTTCAGTGGAGACACTATTCCGCGCCATCCGTAGCGATGAAGTGCTCGATACGTTGGACGGTTACCTTGGCGCGTTGCTTGGCACTCTTAGCGTTGTCGTAGGCCGTTTCAAATAACTCTGGCCAGCCACCATCGCCACTGCCGTTGTGGTAGAACAGTTTGCAGGATTGAGTGCGATCTAGTCCTAATACACCTCGCGCTTCATCATGGACATCGCCGGAGATAACCTCACCGATATCCGCTGAATATGATGCCGCGTTCGAAACCTTGATGAAGTCTTTCCAGACCCTTGGTTTCTTTAGCAGGATTGCCCAACCACCAATACAGGCGCGAGTTCTGCACTCCGGTATCGATTTGTCTTTCCCAAAACTGCCGCCAAAAGCAGATCCGAAATCACCCATGTCAAGCCGTTTGGGTTCTTCGAGGATCTGCGCTTCTACTTTGCGCAAGAGGTTGATTGTGCTTCTTTTTAGTTTTGACATTAGTGCTCCTTGGTTTCAATCGAATGAAGTAACGTATGTGACGACTACACCTTCTACAGACAGATCCAGAACCCACGCCGCGCTGCACGATAAAGTGCGCGGCGAGTTTCACGGACCACATCTTTCTGGAAAATTTATTAAGCCAACGGGATGAAAATATGGTGTCGGCTCCCAAGCGTTTGGCGGTTTGGATCAGGGCGATATAAAGTGGTAAGCCATGTCCTCGCCGTCTCCATTTCTTACGGACCTCCATTCTGTCGGTGTGTACATTCCGGCGACCGTGCCGCGCCGTCATGTATCTCAACTCTCCTGTGCCTACCAGGTCTTTCCCAAAGAAGAGCCCGAGGATTGCCTCACCACAGCAACCTCGGAACTCTTCCCAGTTATGAATCGGATTATGGCCACTGTCCGCGAACCGGACGGAATAGCCTGGAGGAAGCTTCGGAATGGTCATTTAGTCTATGTAAGCGATGAACGGTACCGCAATTTTTTGTTTGAGTTGTTTGGTATCGCTGAGGTTCGGCGCAGCCTCCGCTTCTAACCTAGAGCTATAGATACGATCGCTGCAGTAGAGGGTGCCGTTCGGGTTCTTGTAGATGTTGAGGAAACCGGAACGATAGGTGGTCTCCATGAACAGGTCGCCGTCGTAATCGAACGGAGTCTGGAACTGACGCCCTTGCTCATTGAGATAAGTAAAGCCCATGCTGTCTATCACGAGCAAACGGCAATAAGGGTTGTTGTGCGAGGGAATGCTAATAAGTTGATCGCGGCTGACGGCTTTGCCGTCTCGTCTGACCACCGGTTTACCGTTTAATGCGTCCTGCAGGTTGAAAGCCTTCATTTGTTCTCCAATGACAGCCACATACGAAGATAGTATAATACTACGGACGTTATGTCAACACCAAATCCTGATCCTTTGTATTCAGTTCTCTAGCAGCAATGAATTGATCGATACTCCGCATCATGACGTATTCGAGCTGGAGTAAGTCCCAGTCATACGTTTTGAGAGCGGCGAGTTTCACGGACCACATCTTTCTGGAAAATTTATTAAGCCAACGGGATGAAAATATGGTGTCGGCTCCCAAGCGTTTGGCGGTTTGGATCAGGGCGATATAAAGTGGTAAGCCATGTCCTCGCCGTCTCCATTTCTTACGGACCTCCATTCTGTCGGTGTGTACATTCCGGCGACCGTGCCGCGCCGTCATGTATCTCAACTCTCCTGTGCCTACCAGGTCTTTCCCAAAGAAGAGCCCGAGGATTGCCTCACCACAGCAACCTCGGAACTCTTCCCAGTTATGAATCGGATTATGGCCACTGTCCGCGAACCGGACGGAATAGCCTGGAGGAAGCTTCGGAATGGTCATTTAGTCTATGTAAGCGATGAACGGTACCGCAATTTTTTGTTTGAGTTGTTTGGTATCGCTGAGGTTCGGCGCAGCCTCCGCTTCTAACCTAGAGCTATAGATACGATCGCTGCAGTAGAGGGTGCCGTTCGGGTTCTTGTAGATGTTGAGGAAACCGGAACGATAGGTGGTCTCCATGAACAGGTCGCCGTCGTAATCGAACGGAGTCTGGAACTGACGCCCTTGCTCATTGAGATAAGTAAAGCCCATGCTGTCTATCACGAGCAAACGGCAATAAGGGTTGTTGTGCGAGGGAATGCTAATAAGTTGATCGCGGCTGACGGCTTTGCCGTCTCGTCTGACCACCGGTTTACCGTTTAATGCGTCCTGCAGGTTGAAAGCCTTCATTTGTTCTCCAATGACAGCCACATACGAAGATAGTATAATACTACGGACGTTATGTCAACACCAAATCCTGATCCTTTGTATTCAGTTCTCTAGCAGCAATGAATTGATCGATACTCCGCATCATGACGTATTCGAGCTGGAGTAAGTCCCAGTCATACGTTTTGAGAGCGGCGAGTTGTGCGGGAGTAAGTTCAACGGTGATTTGCATCGGAGCACATTATGTTGCGGGCAAGCACCTGTCAATTCGCAGTTTGGCCCCCCTCTAATTGATATTATCAATTGGTTCCTTTGATGATTGACAACTGATTGAGCGCTTTAGTATTATCGTTGCGAGGAGACTGAAATGAGAACTCTGGCCACAAAAAAAGAAGTGACGATTCCGAAGAAACTAGGCTTGAGTGCCGCAGAGCAGGCGCTGCTCATGCGCGTAAACGCTGTTGTATTCGAACCTGAAACCTGCGAGCTGAACACCGGCAAATATCTGGCGATGGCGCAAGCGGTTCTCACCGTATATCGAGGTGGGTGGTTGAGCTATTTGAAAGGTCTGCCCTTCACCTACCGGACGGCTTATCGCCGCATCAATGTTTACGAGCGGGCGATGAAGATCTGGCCGAAAGAAGTGGTGGAATCTGCGATCGAGCACAGGCTGAAGATCGTTGGGTATACCGAAACAAAACCGATGGGTTTATTCGAGGACATGGCCCCGCCAAAGGATCTCACTCCGCAGGGAATCGAGGATTACCTGATGCAAGCAGAGATCACAGCGCGGCAGAAAGCTCCAGGCGGAATTGATATCGACGCTTACGACCGCTTGAAAAAATGTTTCCGACTCATCGAGAAGTGCTCGCGTGGTTTGGGTGATAAAGAGCGAAGGGATTTTCTGAAGGATTTGGTGGGTGTCGAAATTACTTTGCTGACGCCGGAATTCGCAGACAGCGCCCCGGCCTTCAAAGCAACGGAGATCCCATCGGACTTCTGGAAAACGACGATCGGTGGGTATACTCGTACGACAAGCACTCGGCGCCGTAGCAGCAAGGGTGCTAAGGATGCTTGGGGAGACCGATGAGCATGGAAAGGCAGATGGGAATCGGAGAGATGCCCAAACTCTACCTCGGGGATGGTGTCTACGTTGATTTCGATGGTTTCCACATTGTTTTGACGGCAGAGAACGGCGTGGAAGCGACGAACACCATCTACCTTGAACCTGATGTGCTTCAACACTTGGAGATGTACGTAGCCAAGCTGCGCGAGCGGCTTAAAGCGCTGGGAGGGAAGCTATGAGCGCAACTACCCCATCCGTGATTGTCGGTATCGTGGGCAGTGAGGAAATCAAGTTTACGCCTGACAGCAAGCAGCGGGCGCAGGCTTTGATCAGGCATATCTTGAGTGATCCTGATGTGGTTGAGGTGGTGAGTGGCGCTTGTCACCTCGGAGGGATCGACGTGTGGGCAGCGGAGATTGGCAAGGAGCTGGGGTTGGTGGTCACCGAGTATCCGCCGAAGAACAGATACTGGGATACCGGCTATAAACCTCGCAACATGCAGATCGCTAGGCGCAGCAATGTAGTTCACTGCATCACTGTGGATCGCCTGCCCGAGACCTACGTTGGCATGACTTTCGATCTATGCTACCACTGCAATACTAAGGACCATGTGAAATCTGGGGGTTGCTGGACTATGAAGCAAGCGATTAAAATGGGAAAGCTAGGCATACTTCATGTGGTGAAACAAGAGAACTATGCCATTTCCGCGAGTATCTGAAGACGATGTAAAAAAGGGGCTGTATCCCGAGATGGGATCGGAACACTGGAGGACGATTGATCGTACCGTTGCCTGATGTCGCAGTGAATATCATCCGAGAGAAGATCCACGAGACATGCAAGGCGATGGCGCCCGAACAGTGGAAAGAAGTAGTGGAGAATCTCATGGCCGATCTTGAAAGTTATTACGACGCACTGAAGTGCGAAAACCCGGAGCTGTTCCGATGATTCTGGCCCAAGTCGATCCGGTGGCGCAGGTTAAACAATGATGATGAAATGGTTTGGCCCGACATGGGACGCACCGATCAATAAAGAGTGCGAAGAGATGCCGGTGCCTGTGGGAGAACCATGTACTCACTGCGATGAATTATTTGTGGAAGGGGAGCAGGGAGTCATGTATGCAAACGGCCCATACGCGCACATCGAATGCTTCATGCGTGGGATCGCGGGCTCCGTGGCCCACCAGCTCGGCACCTGTGGCTGTTACGTGCCCGGTTCAGCCGAGGGCGATCCACCAGAGCTGACGAGACGGCAAGCGGCGAAGGTGGCGCTGCAGTTATCGACCCTCTTGCAGAATCCAGGCTATCGCCGGAAGGGATAAGTTTTGGGGCGGGAATGACTGCACTGTGTCGCCCGGTTTGGTATTTTCTCCGGATGTGCAGGACCGCCCCTCCAAGATTATGAAGGCTATTTATTCACGTCGAAGCATGTGTTCGTGTGGTTTCCCGATGCTCGCGGACGATGTACCATTGGGTACGGCGTACGAAGTTCGTCCTATTCTTGAAGCTCTAACGTTACGGTGCGGGGGTTGTGGCGAACTCCTTAGACTCAACTGCATCTTTGTCTACGCGACTCAAACGAGTGCTGCTGGTTTCCTGCCTGTTGGGATTTTCACAATTGAGGGAGATCAAGCCATCCCGACTCTTTTAGCGTGGGCCGGTGCCGGTGAAGCAGTGGCTCAACACATCCTGCTTTGTTCGGTGTGCATGAGTAAGGGGCCTTGCGCGAAGTGTGACGAGCTTTGGGAGGTGGAGATGCAGCTAGAGACCAAGGTGATTGCCATGCTGCCGCTGCTGCGCGAGATGGGTATCGATGTGGACAAAATAACGCAGGATGCGCAACACGCACGGAACTTTCAATGGATGGGGGTGGGAAAAGATGTCGCTGGCAAGTGAAGGCAAGCTCATCGCCCCGTCTGGGAAATATCGAGTTGTCGGGGTGGACACCTTCGAAGACGCATGCGCAGATTATTTGATCGCGGATGTCGATACACTCAAAGAAGCGACCGATCTTGCGGACAAGCACGGCGGGGAGATGAATCCGGTCTATGTGTACAACGACCACGAGCCTGCGCGGCCCGTCTACCACACCGGAAGTTATTGAATACAGCAGTCTCGTATCTACTATAAGCCTTAGTTACCTTGCTTTAGGCTGTGGGCGCGGGTTACAAGAAAGGTGTGAATTTTTCGGAGAAGCGCACCATATCCATATCCGTGAAAATGACGCCTAGCGATTGGGAAGTTTTTCAATGGGTCGCGCAGACGTTGTGGCCAGGAGCGGTCTTAACCCGATCTAACATTATGTTGAGTCTTGCGCGATTATATACCGACCGGCTCGTAGATTCGCGAAAGAAAAAAGAGTGCGAAAAGAGCACGAGACCGGAGACGAGATGTTCTTTAGCGAGTGAAAAGAAAAAGCCCCGTTCGATATTCTGAGCGGGGCTTTTTGTTTGTTCCCAGTTCGCAGTGG